ACCGTTAGTTCAGGTTCCTTCGTACGCGGCTCAAACTATGCCTGCTCCTGCCGTTGCTGCCGCTGCTGCTCCCGCTGCCGCTGCGGGAACAAATGCGGTTTTGGAAGGAATCATTGCAAACTTAGTAGCGGGGATCGCTACTCAAGGTGCCGAGAAACTACTTTTTAAACCTGGCGGAGATGCTCTCGGGCCTTCTTCGTACGCCACGGCAGATCCTGCAGGGCGCAGCAAATACTTTACTAGCACTACAGAACAGCTTGCTGTAGAGCAATATTTAAACAACGAGCGTTTCCGTCGGGGTCTGCTTTCGTTGATTCCCGGCGTGGAAGGTAATCTTCCTCCCCTTCCTACTCGGGAAGATATTGTCGGCGGTTTCGTTGACGGGCAGTTTACGGGGGGCGCTGCTCTTCGGGAAGCTCAAGCCGAAAGCCTGACTCGTCGTGAAATTGAGCGTATTCGCGCTGAGAAAGAATACGACTACGCCGCACGTTTAGCTGAGGCTCAGGCAAGCATCCAACGCGAGAAAGTTAAGTCCTTGGCGGAGGCTCAAGCCCGCGTGGAATCTCAGAAAGTTTCGTCTCTGGGTGACGTTCAGCGTCAGCGTCTGCAATCTCAGTACGGAACGGCTGGAAATCTCTTAGATGCAGCCATTAAAAACATTGCTTTCCGAGATAAGATTGAGTCAGCCGATACTCTTACTGAGTTAGCGAGGGCAGTCTAAGATGGCGGACAACAACCTTGGACTGCGTCTAGCTGGAGCTTTTCTAGGTGCTCCCTTAGGTCCTCTCGGAATAGCTGCTGGATATAACGCTGCTCCGTCTGTTGCTGGGTTTTTTGGTGGGGAGCAGAAAAAAGAACCAAAGATTGGTACTGTTCTTTCTTACCTAAACGGTAGACCTTACGAGGTTTATGCAGGTCCTTGGGGCAAACAAACTCTAGGATCTTACGAATCTTTGCGGGCCAAGGCTCCTGGGACTTTCCCAGCCGTGGGCGGAACCGCAGCTCCCGATAAAAAGCCTGCTCCTAAGGCTCCTTCAACTCCCGCCGCTCCCGTCACAACCCCGGATTGGGAGAGACCTCCAGAGGGTGCAGCTGCTGCTATCGCAGAGCAGACAGAGGGGTGGGGAGGTCCTCAAAACATTGGCACCAAAGATTACCCAGCACAAGTTCAAACCACTGGGCAAGATCCTGTCCTAGAACGTCTCTTAACTTTTTCCGAAAAAGCCCTCACCCCAGAGTTCTTAAAGCAGCGTACCGACGAAGCCATTCGGCAGTTCGTGGTTACATCCACGGTTGCTGAAGCTCTCGGGTCTGATAAAGCCGAACAACGTCGTCGCCGTGAAGTTGAATTAGAGAAGATTCGTCAGTGGACTGATCTCGCTAAGACGACTACTGCGGCCAACGTAATGTCTCAAGCTCTGTTGGGTCAGGCGATGATCGCGTCGCAACAACCTAGCGCTTCGATGGCTGAGGTTCTTGGTAAGGGGGCTTCCGCCGCCCAACAAGTTCTCGGTCCTCTTTCTTTGAGGTAATAAGATGGCTGCCAAGTACGAAGGTTTAGCTAACGTTGGAAGTTTTTTGGGTGGTGTCGGGAGTTTTTTACCCGGTGTTGGTAGTCTTATCGGATCTTTAACGGGTGCCAACCAGCAGCCCGATTACGCTTCTTTATACGCCCAACTAGCGCCCGGTCAATCGCAGATCACAACTCAGCAGTACATGCTGGGTGCTGCAATGCAGCCTGTGAGCCAAGCTCAAGGGCTGTTGACGCAGATTTATGGGCAGTCTGCATACGATCAATTTAAAAATGCGCGAGATAAAGATCAAACCGCTGCCGGTATGCTTGCCGGTATTGCGTCTCAGTACTCGAATGCGGCTATTGGTGCGCAGGATTTAACCAATAAAGCCAAGATTGCTACAGAGACCTTAGGTCTCGAAACAGCAAGCAAGATGGCTAATACCTATGCCACCGCTGCTGCAAATCTTCAAAATCAAATTTTGACCGGTGAGCAAGGAATGCTCCTGCCTACTGCAACCGCAACTGCAGCCGCAGGTCAAACAGCACAGCAGGCTAAGAATCAGTTAGCCGCCAATATTGGCGCAACCAACTTAGACATCCGTAAGCAACAGGAAAATACACGAAATGCTATGGCGTTGCAGCGTGCACAAGTTGAGGGCCAACTCGCGCTCAAGCGTTACGGGGCAGGAATGGCTCTTGCCGGTCAGGCAGCCTTCGCATGATTAAGTCCGTAATCGGCGATTCCACCACGGTTGCCTCGTGGTTAGATTCGCTCGATAAAGCTCAAAAAGACGCGTTTGTCTTTTACGCAAAAAACTCCACCAGTGACATTGAAGCTTACCTCTACGCTCGGTTTCTCCAACCAGGCTATGCGGGTAGCATCTCAGATTTGACCGCGTGGGTCCAAGAGAAGTACCCCAAAGAAGACCTCCGCAAAGTCTTGCTTAGGGAAATCGACTCCCTGCAGCAAGATATTGCAGAAGTTAGAGATATGGTAGTGAAGGGTATGTTAGACCCTGCTACGTCTGCTACTAAAGTTTCGGCTCTTCAGAAAGAGCTTCGCAGCCACATTCAAGCTGTTCGAGCTATTTCGGATGGTGTCGATCGCCGAGGATTGTTACTGGCTGGCGCCGATAGATGTCTGCGAGAGTTGATGCAAACATTCGACGGCCAGCCTACGCTTCAGTCTTTACTCGAAGACTCCTCGTTGATTGTCTGGTCAACGATCGAACGAGAAGAAAAAAGCTAAGTCACTCGTTCCAATCGCTTCATAATTTGCTCTAACGGACAGCGGAAAACACCCATATAGGCGTCATTAACTCCTAGAGGCATGACTAACTGGTCGTTCTCCAAATGGGCGCTGAACGGAAGGATGACCGCAGGCTGCGTGGACATCGGAGATCCTTGGTAATTGGTCCAGCTAATAAGTTTGTCGTTCAGAGATCCGCTGAACAAAGGTTCTTTAATTGTATATAAGACTTTTTTAAAGTCTTTATCTACGATATATGCCCCTAAATGGTATTGCAGGTATTGCATACCATCTGGTTTATATTGCATATGCTTCCAGTGGTAGAAGATCAAATGCCCGTAACCAAGGTTGATGGGCGCTGTCGAGTTGAATGTTGGTGTCTTACCAGTAGTCTCATCTAAGACTGATGTGTCTACTGTAAGAGCCTCGCCGGATTCTCTTTCGATTATCAGCGGTCTTGTGGCATACAGACAATGGAGTGAGTCCTTATGTGAGAAAAAGCACCAGTTTTTCTCTGTAGCTTTCTTATTCCAGTTGTTGCCTATTGGAGGGATTGTTGCTTGAACTGCGTTTAGGTGTTCATCGACGTAGCAAACAACAACCTTGGGTTGCTGGAAGATGAAATTTTGTTTGGTGTCGAAACGACTTGCGTACGTCGAGGCTACAAATTGAACGTATAAATTGTTGTCTGGTCCGATAAACAGTCTCGGATCTTCGTAGCTCAACCGGTGTTTTTTAGGTCTTAGCTTTTTGGCGCCTAATATTGTGTCGTCTTCAGCCAGTATACCAATATAAATATCCGTAGGTTGGTCATTTAAGTAGAAATACTTGGAGTCGTATCGGAATCCAAAGGGCTCTGTTTGTCCGCGCCACGCGATGTATGTCGTTCCTTCGTGCCGCACCAAACTGGGGCTGAAGTTGAACAGCGTGCCCCGTGGCAACCCTTTTTTGATTCGAGTGAAGGTTCCGCCAAGCTTCTCTGCTTGAGCGTAGATATTGGGCACCCCCTCTTCTTCTCTCTTGTTGGGATACAGGACGTCGCTATATGCGTACCAATAGCGGTGTGTCGTTTGCGTGCTCATTCTTGGAGGTCCGAAATGACTTGATTAAAACCGGCGGCCACGGATTCCCAACGATATTCTGGCCGCTGGGTCACAGCGTAACATGCTGAAGCTACTTCATCATAGAGATTTTTGTTGTAGTACAGTCCGTTTAAAGCTTCTACAACTTTATCTACGTCCACAAGTCCACGTTCAACGCCGAGGTCTTTTTCCACGATCCACGTGGACACATCGACGAGCTCAGCGGCGTCAGACCAAATGTCTCGACAGGCTGTGTGATTTGGAACCACTTGGGGTTTTCGGCAACTCGCGTGCTCAAAACTCACCAAGCCCCAACCTTCGCCATCAGCTGTGTTCAGACCTACGTCGGTCGCGTTATAGATCTTATTTAGGTATTCGTCTGGCGGTGCTGCCATGTAGTTCATGTGCTCATTCGTAATAATGAGCCTTTGTTGTTCTTTAATTCCGTTCAGCTCCATCTCGCGTTTAAACAGAGGGACGATGTCCCACCCCATATCTTTTGCACCCATGTGTGCGTAGAGCATCGCATCGGGTTTGTCTTTTGCGAACCTGGCAAATGCCTTAATGGTTAGATCGATTCGTTTGCGCGGCTGATTCCGATTTGCATTCAAGACTATGAATTTGTCTGTCGGGAGGCCGAGCTGTCGGCGGGCTTCGTCACGATCCATAGGCGTGAAGCGGCCCGTATCCACACCATGGGGGATGACCGCGAGTTTCGAAACCTCTGTTTTGTGCGCGAGGATTCGATTCGCAGACTCAGGTGTAAAAGTGATTGCTAAATCCCAGTATTTTAAGTTTTCAAACATGTCAGAAAAGTACATCTGACTGTCGATTGGGAAGTAGGCGACAAACTTAAATTTGTGCGTGTGCTTCTGGAATTGGCAGCGCTCCCAGAACTGGTTCACCATCCAGATGTCGTTTAGACAGAAAATAAAATCCGGGCGCTCTATATCGATAATCTCAGGCACACGTGGCAGACCGAATCGATCGGGGCAGTGCACTGTCCCTGCCGGATAGATCTTGTACGGATAATCGTGCGGGTCTCCTGCGTAGTTGATGCCTAAAACAACTACTTCGTGTTCTCGACTAAGATACTCCAGCACACTGTGTGTTACTCTTGCAAATCCTGTGTTGCTGCAGGCGTCTCCATACCAGAGAATTTTCGCCATTCCTGAAGTAGCATTTAGGTACGGTCACTATAGCGACACTAGCAACTTACTAACATGCCAAGCCGGGAAACCTTTGCTTATCGCCGTAACGCCCAAATGAAGGCATTACGTGCTCAAGAGAGTACAGGTTTGGCTATTGAGACTATATACACTAAAGCTGCTGATGATTTCCATACTTTCTGTACGTTGCTAGATAAACCCCCAGCGCCCCATATGCTGGAGTGGCACGATCACTTGATAACACATGAGAGTAATAAGTATCTATTAGATATTGCTGGACCAAACCTTGATATTCTAGCGCCGAGAGGTTCGGCCAAGTCTACCGTACTTAATATGTTCACTGCATGGTGTATAGGACGTCATACTAGTGCAAAACGACCGTTGCAGATTATTTATGTCAGTTACAACATCGCCACGGCAATTCCAAAGTCTCGGATCATTCGGCAGATCGTGGATTCCCCAGATTTCCGGAAGATTTTCCCCATGTGCCGACTAAAGCCTGGAATGCAGTCGGACATCGGTTGGTCTATTGATTATGAGTACGCAGGTATCCCAAGACTAGGTGATGAAGAATTTACTCTCCGTGCCGCAGGATTGCGCGGCAGTATCACGAGTAAACGTGCTCACTTGGTATTAGTCGATGACCCTGTTAAGAGTTCTGCCGACATCAAGAACCCCACGATTAGAGCCGAAATGGATACTAACTGGAGTAGTGTCATCTCTCCCATTATTTTTGAAGGGGGTCGCGCGGTGTGCCTCGGCACTCGCTTCCATCCTTTAGATATCCACCGGTCGATGTTTATTCCGGAAAAGGGTTGGAAACAGGTTACGCAAGAAGCGCTTACTTATGACGACAACGGAAATCCAAAAAGTTACTGGCCTTCGCAGTGGTCAGTTGACTACTTGCTGCAGCAGAAGGAATTAGATCCCGTTGCTTTCTGTTTTCAGTATCAGCAACAGCCCGTGGCGACTTCCGATCTTGTTGTCTCGCCAGATTTGCTCGTAAAAGGAGAGGTCGTTACTGAATTCGATTCGTTGGCTGTCGGTATTGACTTATCTGCTAGTAAAAACGAAACAAGCGACTACACGGCGTTTGTGTTAGGTGGAAGGCTTAAGGATAAATACTACATTATCGATGCGCATCAGTGTCGTTCAATCGGTAATTTGGAGAAGATCGATTTATTGTGCGATATGTTGTTGGAGTGGGGTATCCTTACGCAACATGACGGGCAGCTGATGCCTACATACTCCACGGTGACCCTTGTGGTTGAATCTGTTGCGTACCAAGCTTCGTTGGCTGCGGATCTCAGACGAGTCTTGGTTAACGAACGGGAATTAGGCAACCTCCACATCCACGAGATCAAAGGTTTCCGGGGAGATAAGATTGCACGATTCCGAGGCACTCTAGGTCTACTGGAAAATAAGAAGGTTACGTTTAACAAATACCGTAAGTTTGATGCGTTGTTTGATCAGCTAATTAATGTGGGCGCTACGGCGCACGATGACCTGTTGGATGCGTACGTTTGGCTGGTCACGTTCCTCCAACGTCGAGGGGAGTTTTCAATTGAATACTGATCTGTCCCACGTGGGCGGCACTAGAGTGCAAGAACCTCTCGGCTTGGCCGAGCCCGACATGCAGGACAAAAAGATTTGGGTTGCGATAACAGCGCACAATCCTTTGGCGCGTTTGGATTGTTTAATCGGTGTTATTAAGGAGTACTCTAGGTATCCTTGTGAGGTCTCTATTTATGTTTATATTGATTTTGAGTCTCAAGGTGTTGCGGATCGGTTAAGCGACATTCTCAATCGTGTCTCTTTTAAGACTGTTGAGATAAAAATCGCACCCCCGGAATTCGAAAACTGGTATTTGACTTGGGCGCACAAGACGGACCTCGCGCTTGCAATTTTTAACCGCGCTGCAGATATTTATATTTATCAAGAAAATGATATGCACTTAACTTTTGAGAATTTTAAATATTGGTTTAAGTGGCGCCCTCGACTAAAACCGTTAGGGCTTGAACCGGGGTTTGTTCGGTTTGAAAACTATAAAAATAAGAAAGTGCCCTTCGATAATTATTTTCCGTATTCTTTGACGTACCCCACACCTAATGTCTGGGGCAACCGTGGGTTTGAAGTCACCAAAACTTTGGTTATTGATCGAGATGTGGACTTCTTTGTGCAGCTTGCTAATCCCTACTACGGGGCAATGATTCTTGATCAGAAAGGTGGGGAGCGGTATATCCGATCAGCTAGTTTTGATCCGGAGCGAAGTTATGACCGCGTTGGTATTCGAAACTGGCCTATTGCCGACAGAAGTTCAATGGGCCTAGCTTTTGAAGATGTTCCTGCAGGGTGTGAGCACTCCCGCTGTGTCCCTGTTTCCCGCGTGGGGGATCAATACGTTCTATTAGATTCCGGTTTGATTTGGCATGAGGACGATAAATACTCGAAGGAATTAGAGAAACTTCATGGAAATCTGCGAGATTGTGCTAATATACTTACACTTAATTAAGGGTCTATGACTGACGCAGTAAATCACCCAGCGCACTATACGCAGGGAGATATTGAGTGCATCGATGCTCTTAAGTCCGCTCTAGGTCATGAAGGTTTTAAGAGCTATTGCCGAGGTGCTTGTATCAAGTACTTATGGCGTACGGAACATAAAAATGGTTTGGAAGATCTTAAGAAGTGTGAGTGGTATTTGAGTCGGCTGATAAAAGAAATACAGTCTGAAGATTTGATAGAATATAAGCAGCTCGATCTTGGAATCTTATCTCGGTAAGGTTTTAGGAAAATTACGTTAAGTACGGGCCTCTGAGGACTTTTTTATGGCAGAGATCGCCAAAAAGCGGGATCCGGAGAAGTGGGCTCGCGCCAAAGCTAAGGCTCGCGCAAAGCTCGGTGGTCATTCTGCCCGTGCCATGCAGCTAGCAACTAAATACTATAAAGATGCTGGTGGCCGCTACGAAGGCGGTAAATCTTCTGAAAATCGCCTTCGGCGGTGGGGTAAAGAAGATTGGCAAACTCGCGAAGAATACGAAAAAGGTTCTAAGTAATGGCTTCTTACACCGCTTCGGATTTAGTTGCTGCTCTGACGGGGGAGTCCCCCTCTTTTCGGGATAGTCAACTTCTGACTTCTAAAGATTTGTTAAGTGAAATCTATAACCCTAAGTCTAAGGACGCATTGCTTGAGCGTTTGATCAATCCGATGAAGGATGAACTCATTCAGCGAGCTTTAATTGATAAAGCTGTTATTTCTGGGCGAAATTCTGGATACGTCTGATGGCGGATTTGGCTCGCGAAAAAGGTCGAACAGAACGGTATCTACCACGTCGAGCGTGGGCGGCCCTCAGCCCTGAAGAACGGCGTGCGACAGATGAGCGTAAAAAGCAAGCGACGTCTGGTAACAAGCCTGTAAATACTCAGGTTCCAAACACAGAAAAAGCTAGGCGGGCGCGCCGTCTTGCTTCAGAATACTTAAAGCGTAAACGGGCTGAGTCTGATGGCTGATTATTTCGGCGCTGCTGGTAACTACTTCGATAAGGCTTTTGCAGCTCAGACGCAGGCAGCTGCTATGCAGAAAGCTCGGACGTCGGGTCTGTCGGATGATGCTGAAATAAATCCGTATTCCACATCTTTAACTATTGGCGCTATTCCTCCTAACGTCAATCAGGCGGGTACGGAGCAGGGCGAGATCAACGATTACGTGTCGGACGTTAAAGAGGATTTGTTATCGCAAGCTAAGGAGAAGCGGCGTCCCGTCAATGGCGGTTTAACTGAACGGGCTTCTGGGGGTATCAATACCGCCGTAATGCGTTAATATGCTGGCAGCTTGTAAGCTGTCATGCTTTTCGATTGCTTTTTATATTTTAACGAAAAAGAGCTTCTCGAACTTCGCATCGAGATGCTTAAAGATATTGTAGATGGTTTTATCATAACCGATGCTAACAGAACATTTAAGGGAGATCCCAAACCTTTTACGTGTGTAGATACCATTCGTGAGCTCGGCTTACCGGAGGACAAGATTCAAGTCCTTCACGTCGAGTTGCCTTCTGCTGAGGAAATCGCCAATCCGTGGGCACGAGAATACGCTCAGCGAGACGCCCTCGCCGTGGGTATGCGAATGACGCCACCCGATTCGGCGTTTTTCTTCAGCGACGTCGATGAGATTCCTAAACCTAGTGCGTTACTGCGGGCTGTAGATCTAGCTAAGGAAGATCCTGAACGCTGTGTTCGCCTCTCGATGCCCATGTTCTATGGACGCGGTGACCTTCGCGTGATTAATCCTGATGGAAAACCTGACGAAGCTCCTAATAATTGGACCTGCGGGACGGTTGTTCTCCACGAGCACTTAACGAAAACTCTTTCCCAAATCCGGATGAATCCGAATGATCTGGTTGTGGGAGATTGTGATGCTGGGTGGCACTTCAGCTGGATGGGTGATTCCGAACGTCTTAAGAAAAAAATAACATCGTTCTCTCACTGTTATGACGATATTCCTAATGCAGTAGCCCCAGCAAACAGTCATGAAATGATGGAGCACTTAGATAAATATGTTCCGGCTGAGGGTTCCACAGATCCCTTAGGACGTTCAGATCACATTTTGGTTTCTTACCCGCATGAGCTTTTGCCTGCGGAATTGTTTAAACTTGAGAGAGTTACGAAGTATTTGTTGCCGTGAAAAAAGCGCAGGCCGCTAAACGGAAAGCTCAAGTAGCTAAAGCTAAGATCTCGACGACTAAGCCTGCTGCAACTGCGCCTACTACGCAACAATCCCAGACTTCTGGCACCGTGACAACTGGCCCCCTCCCAACACAAGGCCAACGTGGGTACATGCCAGGTTTATTGCCGGGTACAGTAGCAAATTTTGACTCGCGACTGCCTGCAGGTGTTGCTTATAGCCGCCACAACCCTATGAGTCAAGGAGAGGCTAATTATATCGACGATTACATTAGCGGTAGAATAAGTGACGCTACATCTATAGGACAGTGGCGAGAAGGTGGCGGCTATCGCGGGCAGTCATCTATTGCAGCACAACCTTCTTCAATTACTGCAAAGCAGCCTCTTTCTGCACCTAAAAACGTTAAAAGTTTGAAAGGGGCGGGAGCTGTTGTGTCTAAGAAAGAGTTAGCAAATATTATGCGCGCACAGAATTTGACTGCACAACAAGTTCTGGAACGGGCCGGTCGGCGCGGCGTCTCTCTAGGAGCAGGTGTTGTAAACGCGGCCAATACAGGCAAACTCGATAGAAATCTTTTACTTTCGAATTTTGCAGGACAGACGAGTGACTTCGTTCAAGGCATGAAGGGTCTGACTCTCTCGCGAGGTCAGCAGTACTCTGGAACTTATGAGGCGGATGGTAAACAAGTTCCTATTGTTCAGGCCCGCCCCGGAGCTACCGGTCTGACTGGTTACAGTCGGCCCACGCAAGCCGGTACTGCTGGTGAATCTTCAGCGGTATCAGGAGGAAAAGTGCAGAAACTGCGCGCAAAACTTCAGAAAACAAAAGCACTGATAAAATCAAGTCAGTCGGAGCTCTCTGCTCGTGGCCTCTGACGCTTAAATATCGGACATCATGGCGGATAACTACGGCGTTCGGCAACGATTCAGTGAGATTCTGGAAGCCTCCCGGAATCAAGACCGTTCGCGGCAATCCGCCACGATGGTAGTTCTAGGTCATTTGCAGCAGATGGTGCTGTTAATGATCAAGAAAGGTTTGTTTTTCTACTGTGAGCAAGACACTTATAGAGCTAGAACTAAGTTCATTCAGGATCTTTTAGACCTAAACAAACTTGATATTCGATTTCCGTCGATCATCCGAAACTTCCTCATCGACGGTTGCGGACTTTTTTACTTTCGTCCCGACCCTAAATTAAAGTATCAGATTTATTTCTTTAATAAAGAGCAGTATCGTGTGTATCACGATATCAATGGAAATATAGAAGAAGTTGTAATTATTTACAGCTATAAGATCCGTAACAGCAACATAGGTCTTCCTTCAGATACTTATGGAATGAACGAACGCTATGTTCGTATTTCCATAACTACAGATACTATTTCGGAGTACGAGGCCAATAGTGAGCTCAGTTTTGAGCTAGAGCCTGGTGCAATCATCGCACCTAAGAGCTCCCGGCCAAACACGCTCGGATTTATTCCCGCTGTGGAGGTCCTCAACAAACCCAACAGCAGCGGAACAGAGGGTGAAGGGGAGTTCGAACCCTTCATGGAACAAATTGTTCTGCACGATCAAATGATGCGGAACATTGCCAAGAACATCGAGTTCTTCGGCAATCCCACGCTGATTAGCTCCCGTCCCCGTAGCGATCTGGTCGAAGCTTCGGATGCCGATCGCACTTTCCGTCCGACTATTAGTAGTCAGAGCGGATTTGGAGGAAGGGACACACCTTCGACGCGTGTGTCCGAACCTTTTGGGGCTAACTCCTCTATTGGTGGTTTAAAGGTTCCCCGCATTATTGCGAACGTAGAACCCAACGACCGCGTGGGCTACATGACGCCCGACCCAGTTAATGGCGACATGAATCGCTACGCGCTTCTGCTGCGGGAAGAAATTCGCACAGCTTTAGGCGGCGTTGATGAAATTTCAATTTCGGCGGGTGCGACAGCTACCGAAATTAAGGGTCTGATGGGTCGTGCTCAAGCCACGGCGCTGCGTAAGAACAAGAGTTTCTTGACTTACGGTTTCTGCAAGTTGCTTGAGATGATTATTTACCATCAAGAGCAGATCTTCCGTGAGAGTTTTATTTCGGTCGTTGATCTGAAAGCTCCTAAGGAACCTAAAGAGCAGACGCAGGAGGCTTTGGAGAAATACCAAGCCGCAATGGCTAAGTTTGATAACAAAGTTGATGTAGCTATTAAAGAGGCGCTTGACGCTGTTGCCGTACCCCCTGGTGTCTACGGCCTTCCTCCTGACGGCGAACGTACCGTTTCGTACCGATTCCAAGGGGATGTTTATGAAGACACGGCGTACGATTTAAACCAGAAGTCTATTGTCGTCCGGAACTTGCAGGAACTCGGCGTGGATAGCGTCGAAGCCATCAAGTATCTCTTCCCAGACAAAACCGATTCTGAAAGAGCGGAAATGTTGAAAGGATTTCCTTTCCGCATGATTCAGCAAACACAAAGCGCATTTCAGCAATTTTTAGTATTATTAAGTCAGATGTTGCAGACGCCACATCCTCTTGCGCCGAATCAACCCTTAGCGGCTGATCCTCGGCTAAACCTCACGCCCCTGTTCTACAGGACGTTTGATCACCTCGCGCAAGAACTGACTTACTCGGGCAGCTATGAGCCAGCAGATCCCAGCTTCGATCCCGAGCCCGGTCTCCCCGGCGGTAGCGGCCCCTCAGGCAGCTCCCTCGGCGGATATGGGCTCAACAGCCTACCCACAATGGGTGGCAACTACCCAGGGGGCGCCTTCGGCAACTATGCCCCAAGCGCCGTCGCCGGCAACACCGGTTACGGCCCCTTCTATCAACAGCCAGTCCAACCAGTTTCCGTCAACCTCCTCCCCGTCCAACCCGTGGGAAGCGGCCCTGACCAGCCTGGATCGGGTGGTTTCGCGGATTACCCCGTCCCTCAACCAGGCACCACAGTATCCTCAGTACCAGACGGCGCCGCAGGATACTCAACAGCTCGCGCTGACTTCACAGGCCCAGCCTTGGCTGTACCAAGCCCCTACGGATCAGCAGATCTCGTACAACAGCGCGTCTACAACCCAGACTTCTTATCCGACTTCTACGGCGCAGCAACAGGTTCCTCAGCTAAGCGAGGAAACCGCCGCCGTCGTTAATCACTTCGGTCTGGAAGCTCCTGCTGTTCTGAACCAGTACGCCGTCACTTTAGAAGACGCACTGATTCAGCAGAATGAGACCCTGGAAGCCCTCACCGCTCGTGCGGGTGCCATGGAGCACATTCTGACTGACCCTGAGCAGCTTGCTGATTACACCGATCGCTTCTTCACCGAAGTGTATCCCGTGGATGAGACTGAAGCTCTGGCCCCCAGCCAGACTTATCAGCCTCAGTATGACCAGATGCCCGCTGTTCCTGCTTCGGCTTCCACCGGCACTCGTCCCGCGGATCCCGATTCCCAGTGGCAGGGTTTCTCTCAGACCATGGAACGCTCTCCTGAGCAGGCATGGCGCTATCTGAGCCAAATGGATCCCGGCGCTCTGCGTTCTAAGCTTCTCTTTATGGACAACGCCTGATTTCAGGCTAGTCTGTCCTAGTGAAGGTTCGCTTGTCCCCGTCTTCTAGGCGGGGATTTTTGTATCTAGAGTTATTTGCGTTAAACTGGATTCAGATTTGTCAAGTACATGCCGTTTAAATCAGAAAGTCAGCGGCGAAAGTTTTACGCCATGGCCGAACGTGGTGAAATTTCTAAAGGAAAAGTGCGCGAATACGAGAAAGAGACAAAAGGAGACCTCCCTGAGAAGGTAGAGAAAGCTAAAGAGGCCAAAAGAAAAGCCAAGAAATACAAACTTGGCAAAAAAATGACCAAAAACACCAACGAGGGTTGATCCGTGGGCAACTTAAACCGCCGCCGCAGCGTTCCAGCCGGATCCACGGCTGAAATCGAAGCTCTTAAGCAGGAATTGGCTGAACTCCGTGCCGCGTATGCTCGCGATATGGAGAATATCAGCATCGATATGCAGACTTTGAACTCAAAAATTCAACCTCCGGCTGAATCGGATACCTGAGTTAAAGAGATTTATACTATTTTTAGTCGCCTAGCTTAAATGTACGTACCTTTAAGCAATTGGCGATACGACACTAATCCCCATCGATTAGGTAGTGGACCTAATCACGAATCTTTTGTAGTTGTTACCTTTCCTGAGGAGGACCCCTCGGGTTTTGCTTACTTTATTTCGGAAGACGACTCAAACGGTATTTTACTTTTTTCTTCCGAGTCTTCTAGTCCTTTTGTTTCCGAGACCGCGGGTATTGCAGAGGTCTACAGCCGTTGGGGGACGTCTCCATTAAACACATATAAAGGCCTGTACTTTGGTGTTAATGATGTCGGTTTGGATTCCGGGGTGAAGACTCCGGGTCCTCCGACTCTTTACGACTATTTGGTCTTCGGTTTGGAGAATGGTGACATTCTCGGAACGGAAGATTTTAACGAGTTAGGGCTTTACCCTCTTTGGGGCATCACCACAGCGTGGCGGCAAGTCCCCCCTGCACCTGCTGGTTTTTGGACTAATTATCAGAATGTCGATTACGATCCCACGAATGCGTTAAGTAGTTACGAGGGGTACCGAGGGTTAACAACTACCCGGATTAACAACGCCAAGGTTTCGACATCCTTTGGTCCGCAGTACGGTCTACGAACATCCGGAAAATATACCTATTTTAATGGGGTTGCGCCTTCGTCTCAGAATTACACACCGTATAACACGCCTGACAGCAACACAAGTGCTCAAGGGTACACCGGAGGTGGGGTTACTCATGGGCGCTTGGAAGGCGGCATCCTTACAAACCCCACTGGAGATACGTCAGGTTCCCGTGCTTCGTGGGTTTATAACCCGCCTGTGTACTGTAAAACCTTCACCGAGACCGTTCGAGCGGCTTCGCCTGGTGTGATGGGCCCTGCGCTCCGGTATATCTATCGAGGTAAAGCGGGTTCTTATGTATCTAACTTCGGTTCCATTTATCACCAAGCTCCTGAAGGTGTTCGCAGTATGGTTCGGACCTTTAGTGCGTCTGTTAATTCCAGTAATCAGAGAAGTTAACAGTCTATTTATCGCTAAGAATGCGACAAGTTACTGTTCATTCTCTGTTTATCCAGTTAAATTAAGTATGTAGTTTTCGGAGGTTGGCGCTTTGTTCGTCGACAACGATTTTCCGAAGCTGCTCGGTGCAGAGCTCTATCGTCCGCATCAATAGGTGCCTAGATAATTAAAGTTATCTAGAAAACCTCGTGAATTGCTGGAACCCTTCTTCCAGTGCTCGCTAACCCTTCGGGGGAACCTTGAAAATTAGACCCAGTAACTTCTGGGCGTTATGTAAGACCTCTTCTGAGCACGCAGAGGTCGAGGGAATCAGCAGCGAAGCCGTGTGGGAACATACGGAACGTTCAGAGACTAGATGAAGTAATCCAGAACGGATGAAACATCCAAGAGCGCGAGGCTCCTAAACAGGTAATGCTGTAGGAGATGATATAGTCCGAGCTTACGCGATAGCAAAGCGTAAGAGCTGGAAGATAAAGAGCTTCCAGGATAACAAACTGCCTGCGTACGTTGTAGAGATGGCTGCTGAGCCTGTAGTTGTTCACGATTTTAGTAAACAACCAGGCCAAACTGTGCAGCTGGACAGATATCGCTTCTGGGGTAATCCCGGTAGCAAGGAGTCACGCGAGCGTACTGCTGAGCAGACCATTGGTACTGCAAACAGCAGGAACATCGTAAAGGATAAAGTTCTTGTGACTCTTCGTGAGTACACAGGTCCTGCAGATCCTAGTGATCCTACACAGCCTAGTACTTTTAAGATTGCTAAAACCTTGGCCCTCGCTTGAGAAATCAGGTGATGCGCACTCCGTGAATTGCTGGAACCCCTCCTGACGTTTTATTATGTCCGGGAAATCAGCAGCCGAGCTTGATGAGTAATCATCTTGAAGGTTCAACGACTAGGGTTGGCGGTTGTACGCTTGACCTGTTGCCTAGTGCGGATCAGGCTTTTCTAAAAGCCTGTCTCTTTGGGGACGGTTGGTTAGGTCTTCAACGCAAAAAATACGTACACCTACGTATAGGTCACTCAGCTAAACAACTTAACTGGCTGACCTACAAAGCTAAGAAGATAAACCAAATACTAAATAAAGATAGAAAAATTTTAGGGCCTTATAAACAATCCGACGGTTCTAATAAAGATAAGATTCACTACTCTTATCTCTATTGTGTTGATGACCACGAATTATTTTCACCGTGGTTTGATCGTTGGTATGAGGTTCCTTCAGTCGGGAAAGTAATAAAACACGTTACTCCCGATTTTCTATCTGGATTAGGTCTCCCAGAGTTAGCCGTCCTGTGGTGTGATGATGGCTCTGTCAGTTCATCTGATCGAGTTACAAAACATTACCTTAAAGATGGAACTCTTAGAGAATATCCGTACGTAGAAGCGCAAGGTCAGATTGCCCTATGCTCTTTAGATTATGAAGAGCACCAGCTTGTAAGAGAGTGGCTTTATTCCATAACAGGCGTAAAGTGGCGCTACTCTCCTAGAAGCAAGGAAAATAGGGCTACCTTAAACATTGGAAAAAGGGCTTTACGCGAATTTCTACCGCTCATCGCCCCTCATATTCCTTCGTTTATGGCGTATAAAGTCGATTCCTCCCACTGCCGGATACGGTAAAGGAGGAGACCCCACGAGCGCGGAGCATCCAAACAGGTGAAGCTGTGGATGATGATATAGTCTGAACTTACGGGATGGTAAACCGTAAGATCTAGAGGATAAAGAGCCTCTAGGGTAACAACTTGAGGGAAACTCTGATTACCGCCCAACGTTTACTGTTGGATACAGGTAATCTGACTGCTTTCCATCAATCCATCGGGTCTCTGACTCTTTTGGATGACTACACACCTGTGGTCGCTTAGCTAGAAACAGTTAAGGCAATTTAGGGTGAATTGCTGGAAGCCCTTCCCCCTTCAGCAAGGGAAAAGGATTGTGCACCACAACGTAATCGGTAACGATAGGCGTGACGGTTTAAAAAACACAACTCCGCATGGGTAATCAGCAGCCAAGCCGGAGAATATACGCTCTGGAAGGTTCAACGACTAGATCCCGAGAGGAAACTCAGTAACGGATCCACGAGTGCCCTATACCTGACCTTCGACAACAAAAAAGAGATCCCTCTTTCGAAGTAAACAAGGAACATCTTCACTGGCGTTAGCGTAAATAAGCTCACCGAAGTGTAAGGCGTTCTTAGAATACATTCGAAGGTTATACTCTTTATCTACTCCATCTAGAGTGGGGTAGATATGTTCCTTGTTTAAGAATTCTTTTAATTGTTCGGCTAACAGCTTGCTGCCTGTCGTTATTTTTGCTTCTATAGAGTTTTTCCTTTTGGAAATAGAACCGTTTCCATCGAAATACCCTCGAAGCCAAAAAATAAAAAGGCTGTGCGGCAGTTTAGGAGCTTCAACAATTAAAGATTTTTTCGGAGGAACTCCGGCTTTCATTAGATGAACTGCAGCATTTTTTGCTGTTAGTTTTATTTGCCATAAGTTATTTGTTTCGCGCTCTTTGCGGAGTAAACCAGGGTAACCTAAGTCTTCTGCAAAATGTTCAAGCAAGTAGCTGTCTGCTTCTTTTAAAGCTATGGCAAATCCTTTTGGCTCATTATGTTCCCGGACGATCCAACCGTCTGCGGCTATCAGCCCCAACCAATAAGCTTTACGAGGACTGTCGATGTCCGAAAAAAAGTTTTCATTAGCTCCGCTCTTTCGGTAGCTAAAGACTCTTTTTGCTCCGGGCTTTGCCTCGTAAACATCGCTATACTTTCGTTCGCCTTTCTTCTGCGCGTATGAGAGTACTCCGTGCTTCTTACGAGCATGGGTGGCGGCTGTTCTGGACAAGCCAAAAGATCTAGAAATTTCCGCGTCTGAATACAAAGAAGTCAACTCATCCAGTTCCTCTTTTGTCAGATCGGTTAGAGCCCGCTCAGTCACGTCGAAGAAGGTAAAGATATAGTCTAACACTGCTCGATGATAAAGAGCAGTCGATCGGATAAAGAGCCGATTGGTCTCTTATGAGATTTTTGAGACAGGCGCTGGCGTGATCGGGTGTTCATTAATGAACTCCTGAAAGCCGTATCTAAGGGTCAGTCTTCTGACTCTCAGGGTGGTTACTACTATCCTGGTGACCTCGCTGTTGGTGCTTTAACCTACAGCAACGCCGAACAAGCCAAGTTCGACGTCAAGGACGACCTGCTGCGTGTGGTCAAGAGCCTCCGCAAACGGAACGTCCCCACCTACCAAGACGGGTTCTATCGCTGCGTTTGCGATCCAACCTTCTTGCTGCACCTGCGCCAAAACAGCGACTTCCGTGAAGTTGCTCGTTATCCCGGCAATGGGCAGATCAACCCGCTCATGTCTTCGATGCAGCCTAACGCTGCCATCTACATGGGCCAAGGTTTCGGCCAAGCCACTTTCGTGGCGGGCGAACCCATCATGCCTAAACAAACCTGGGCCTGCGCGGCGTGAGTCGCGTAGCAAACGGGGTGAATTCAGGGAACCCCTCCTTAAATAAAGGGGAATCCTGAGCCAAGCCGACTGAGGAATCGGTCGGAAGGTGCAACGATCAGGAGTCGAGTCCAGACCGGACAGTAATACTCCCACGAGCGCCCCGCTACTCAGATGCGTTTAGCCACAGCAAAGCTTCTACTCGCTTTCTAGGGATACATACTTCTTGGTTAATCTCATACAACCAAGATAGTACTTCTTTCGGTTTTTTCCCGAAAGTGATTGTATAAAAAGGTTTCTGAGATTTCAGAAGTTTTTCTGTAATCGAGCAAGAAACTTTAAACTCTTCGGATACCCAGCTATTCCAGATAGCTATAAGGTCCATTGAGCAAGAACCAAAATTTAATGTTTTGGTTTGGTTTTTTATACAACCATCTCCATCTAAAAGTCCTCTCAAATAATGAGGACGCAATTCCTTGGAAAGACCAGTGTAAGCTTTATTTTTTGTTGTGTCTTCTGTTATTCCAAAACGTCTTAAACAATCTACTAATACACGGTTGTATACTCTCAACCGTCCGTAACTGGTGTTGTTTTTGTCTCCTCTGGAATATATAGCTACTTTAGAAGCACTTTTGAGTTCCACAGCTAGTGTTTCGAGGACACAATAATCAGGTTCTTTAAGTTCTATGCTCAAAAATTTATTTTTGTCATAGCTCAAACAACCGTCTGTGGCTATTAATCCAAGGAAATATGCTTTTCTTGGTGTATCTATCTCGGCAAAATACAAACTTTCGGGTGAATCTAAATTTTTGTGAGGAGTTCCTTCTCCTGGCAGTAGTATCTCGCCCGTAAGCCGACCTTGACGACTTTCTGTTTTTTCGGTAAAGGACCGTATCCCGTATTTTTTCCTTAGAGAAAAAACCGTGGATACAGCCAAATTTAGTTGTTTGGCAATCTGAGTATCTGAAAATTGGAAAGTTAAAGTTTCTAAAACTTTTGGGTCGACTGTAACTTTTTTGCCTTGAGCCATGTGAGTAGATGAGATGATCTGAGCTGCATCAATGGGAAAGATGCAGATCTAGGGGATAAAGAGCCCCTAGGATAACACACCTGACGGGTTTCGTGTTCGAAGGAGTGCGCTTTTTCGAGTCCACCAACATGCCTTCGCAGTCTCAGACTGCAACTATCGGTGGTTCTGCCGCTTCTTACGAAGCTGCAATTGGTATGTTCTTCGGTCCTCAGAGTGTTGGCGTCGGCATCGGCGGTAACAACGCTCAGGTTCTTTTGAACAACAATGACGACTTCAGCCGTTTCATCATGATGATTTGGAGCCTGTACGCAGGTTTCGAACTTCTGAACGCTGATTTCGCCACCATCGCTTACTCCTTTAACGCTTGAGGAGATAACTAACGATGGCTATCAACCCTAATCAGATTTCGGTTGCCAAGATTTATCCTGGTAACTACACCAACGTCCTGCGTTATTGGCACGACCCTAAGTCCGTTACTTATCTCAATGAGAACGGGACTAGCGAAACGCTGATCAACCAGCCCGTTGGCGGCCCCGTGGGCGCAGTTGTTCGCCCCGGTTGGATTGCTCAACAAGCCATTGGGTATGTTGATCTGTCTTACCAAGCTCTGGGCACCAGCAACCAGCTGGATTACTACGCCACGCCTTACGGCTCTGGCCTGAACAACGATAACGTTGCGTTCACCAACGCCAACGTCATCATCCCTTCGCCCGACGCCTACAAGGATGTTCGTGCTGACATCACCAACGGTATCACCGTGCCTTCGGGTGCTTTTGTGTACCGTCTGAGCCTCCGTGTTGACGGCGGTGATGTGGTGTCTAGCGGTGTTGGCGGCGGTTCTGCCACTCCGACTCTGGGTCTCGGCCCTGCTGTCGGCGTGGGTCTGAACACCACCCCCACCCCCAGCGGTTTCTTTGCAACCGTTGTTGGCGCAAGCAGCCGCATCGAGAACGGTTCGTTCAATTCCAGCAATGCCTGGAACATGGCGAACGCACATCGTGTGACTGCCGACACCACCTACAGGCTTTTCGCTGTGGGTAATCTTGGCGGTGCTGCCGCTTCCGGCCTCGCTCAGGCTTCTGGTGTGTACGATCCTCGTGCTCGTGCCGGTCGTCTTAGCGGTAAGGACAAGGCACTCGCTATTTGCGAAGTGTGTTGGCTGGTTCCCGACGAAGCTCCTACTCGTTCCGATCTGGCTCTGCAGCCTGCCGGCATCATCGAGTCCAACGTGTACACCTCGACCAGTCCTTCCTGACGGTTGGGATACACAACTAAGCCCCTCTTCGGAGGGGCTTTTTTTTATGGGGTTATGTTATTTTTTTAGAGTTTCCTGAATTTTATCTTCAAGTAGTTTCAGTTTTATTTGAGTTAATCTTTCGTCAGGATCTAAACTGAACGCTCTGTTTCCTGTTTGTGGATCTAATATGTCCACAGCGCGGCGTGCCCAAGCTTCTGGGTTTATTTGATCTAACATTTTTGCTGTTCGTCCCAGAGCTCCCACCGTGGGAGGAGCCGCCACTCCCAAGCCCCGCATCAACTCATACGACCGGCGGACATCAGGAGATCCAGTCTGAGTTGCTGCAGATGCTCGAATAACTCCGGGAGCGTAGGTAGCTACATCAGCCGGAAATAACGCAGACGCTGCAACACCAGCTCCTCCCACGGCTGCGGCTCGGCGTGCAGCTGCTTCCCTCTCTAACCCCGCTTTTCTATTAGCTGCGTATTCCCCAACCATGTTGAGAACATCTCCCAGGAAAGGAACGGCTCGCGCTCCTTTCTGCAGGAACCTGGGGACTCGGAAGGGAAAATCCATCAGCGTGGGTTGACACACCCTATTGACATCCTACTGTAATATACACACAGATCCTGTTCACATGATGACTGCGACTCAGATCAAAGAGTTCACTTTTAAACCCAATGGCGTAAAGATTGAAGTTTTAAATAGTCACGACGAAGGTGAATATTTTATGGTTCGGTCTTACACGACCGGTAAGGTTTTCTTCGCGCACAAGAGTCAGATTCTCGAAGAGCTTAAAGAGAAAGAAGAAACAGGAGACAAACCCAAACAGCGCCGTGGGCGGCAGATCGTTAAGCCCGAAGTTCAGGCGTTTAATCGAATTAACTTGAATTCTGCTACGCCCGAGTTACTTACTCAAATTCTTAAAGGTGTTGGTCTTAAAACTGCGATTCAAATTAAGGAACTTCAGCAGAGCCTTCCTGGTGAACGTTTCAGCAAATTGGATCAACTGAAAGCTATTACTCAAGTTGATTGGGATTCCGTTCTGGAAAACGGAAATGTGTATGTTGAATGACGTTTAAATTAGCAAATTCTCCGAAATATTTTTTGGCCGCTTCGTTATATGCGTTAGCGGCCTCTTCTTTTTTGTTGTAATACCCTAAAGACACTTGTTTTTCATTTATTTTTATGTAGGCGTGCCATTTTCCTTTTGTGTGTCTGCGAACTCCTTTATATCCTGATTTGTTATTTCTTTTTTTACTGCTATTTTGATTTTGCTGTGTTTGCGTAGCCTTTCTGAGATTTTTTATATCGTTATTAGTTCTGTTTCTATCTACGTGATCTATTTGAAGTTCTCCAGGATCCTCGCCGTAAAAAATATACCAGATTAATCTGTGAGCTAAATACAGTTTATTATCTATTCTTACGTAATAATATCCAGTTTTCTTATTCAAACATCCTGCTCGACTTCCTTTTTGTGCACGTGGACCTTTATCCACCCTCCACACCAGGTTGCTTGGGGATCTGCCATCAATAGTTAGTTCTTCTTTTACGATGCTAGGAATTGTTAATTTCACGTAAACTAGGTTTAATAAGATTCGAGGACTCTAGCACGTGGCTCAGCTCACACAACAAGAGCTAGAACAAATTCAGAGTTATTTAGCTCAACAGGGTGTTGTATTTCAAGCTACAACAACAGATGCAACTAAAAGAGAAGTAATTTACGCAGCGATAAATCAGATAACCAGAAACCCTGCGCAGGTTTTTGGGTATCGTCTTGACGACTTTAACTTCAGTAGGGTTTCATATTTCCTTGGATATAATATAGCAACTGTACCTGCTGGAGACTACGCCAGATTAGTTGAAGCGTGTAACAGCGTTCCTAGTGAATTTTACTACGATAAAATTATTGCACAAATCGAACGGTGTGAAGAAGCAGAGCGTTTAACTGAATTAGCTACTGGAAGAGCTACGAGCCGTCAGGAGACGATTTTAGGGGACGTCAGTCGTTCTATTAATATTCAAGATAAAAAAGAAACGGCTAAGATCTGGAGAGATAATTTTTTATATGAGTGCGATCGTTTAGCGCACATGCTTTACATACCCAACTACAGGGACCCCGTGGCAGCTCGGTACAGGTTCGAACGTAGCGGAGGCGAGTTTATTCAAGCTCTACCTGGGCCTCCTGACGTTTCTCGTGCTGACAGGTTGTATTTTTACGCAAACTGGCGATAAACGCTATATTTATTAAAGACTGGTATAACTTCATGGGCCTATCCAACTACGGCGAAGGGCTTAAAGCAGTATTAAATCTGATCAATAATCCTGCAGCTGTTCGTCAAATCCAGGCCCTTCCAGAATCCGTTGCTGGTAGCGTCGGAGATCTGTTACGTACGTTCGAACAAGCAGGTAAATCTGGACTTTTAGGTGATGCTGCTAAGCAGAAACTCCTGTATGGTGGGCAACCCCCTAAAGCTGGCCCTATTCCGACGAAGGCTCTGGAGGCCACGCAACTTCCCCTCCCCCTAAAATCTCGGACCGGTCGCCCCGTTACAAGTTCGGTCCCACGACCGACGGCACGTAACACAGAGACTCTTCAAAACCTTTCGCGTACCCGCGTGGCTGATATGCCGCGTGTGCCTCGTTTCGGAGAGGTTCCCGGTCAGCTTCCCTTGAATGCTGCTCCTATTCCTGAGTTTAGTTACTCTGGACCTTATGTTTCCCCGCGTCCTGAATGGGGTCCTTCGGCTCTTCCCCTCTCCGTTCGGGAAGCTGATCCTGAAACTTTAGGTCTTTTGAAGTCTCTTGAACCCGGAACTGTCGACAGTCTTGCTCGTTTAGCTGACGACCTTGCCAACGAGTATGGAGTCTCTGCCGGCGAAGCTCTCAAAAACATTACCGGCCCCGGCGGTACTGATTACTTAGCTTATTTAAATACATCCCGTAAGCTTGCGGCAGTTCCCGAAGCTCGTTCGGGTGCGACTGTCGTCGGTGATTCCGGAGTTATTCCTCCGGCAACTCCAGCCGGCGCTATTCCGAGTGGCCCTGGCGGAGCTCTTGTTCCGTCTCCCGCAGGTGGTGTCTCTATGCGCACGGAGCGTCTCGTAGGTCCTGAGACAATCGATGCAGAGTTTCGTATTATCCGAGACCTTCCGTCTGGCAGTCAGCGAGGCGCCGTTCCTTCGGCGACTCAAGATTTGAATGCTGCGGCTGCGCGTGCCGGTTTAAGCCGTGGGCAGTTGGCGGCAATTGTCGGAGGAGCCGGCGCTGTCGGTCTAGCTGCCGGTATGCCTCTTTTCCGCGAGCGCGAACCAGATCCCTCCTTGCGTTTAACGGATGAGCAGCTTTATCCCCCAGGTCAAGTCCCCTCCGCCATTACGTCGGTTCCTTCTAGAGGCGCAGAAAGATCTGATTCTCCTGTATTACCTGGGCGTAGTGTTTCTTCTCCCATGGGTGCTGCTGGTCGCGGCCGCTCCGTGGTTGGCCAAACAGGCAGCGGACAAGTGGTGGTCGCTCAAGATGATCAAGACAGCAACTATCGTCAAGCCCGAGCCAACGCTTTAGCTGGTATTCCTAAAACTCCTGGTGAGTTCTCGAAGATCGCTGATTATTACAAAGCTCGGGAAGCTTACGCAGCCCAGCCCGAAGTTCGCGCTCAATTAGCTCGTGAAGCTTCGATGCTCCCAGGTGCGGCTCCTCAAACTCCAACTTGGGCTGCCTCTAACCCCACGCTGGCTTATGAGATGATCCAGCGAGCTAAAGCCCGCCCCGATCTGTCCCAACAGACACCCCAAGCACAGGGGATGACCATGGGTGCTCAGATGGGTGATAACTCGAACAACAACTTCATCGGTAATGTTGAGTCAGCCGGTAGCGCGGTCATCGATCGTAGTTCGGGTGCTGCGGATCTCGAGGATGCCACACGTCCTCTGATTCGTCCGACCTTGAACCGGATTCCTCTTGGTGGTCGGATGATTCCTCTGGGCGGCGGGTATCCCACCGTTCCTATGGGCTGATCGCTAACTCAGGAGAACCCCCGTGGCTAATTACTTCACCGGCGCAACCTCGATCAAGCAACCCTATCCGATGACTTCAGTTCCTGAAGGTCAGTTTGGATCAACGGGTTCCTTGGAATCTCCCCTATATCTCTCCGGTAATAGAGCTCTTTTTGAGCCTCTGCCGGGTTTGAGCGGTATATCCGGCCCTCGTGGAGCTAGCCCCGTTATGGCTGGTTCTGAACCTCCCACTAAGTCTGTCGGTTGGGGTGAGCAAGTCGGCTCTCTTTTACAAGGTATTGGAAAACTAGGTGCTGGGTTGGGGGCCGGTATTGCCGCGGCACGTGGGCTTCCTATGGCGGGGCAGATGCTCTCTGGTTACTACGAGGAAAAAACCGGAGATCGCGACCAAAGCGAAGAAAGTTCTTTGGAGAAGGCTTTAAAAGCCCTTCGTGAGGCTGGTCTTATTTCAGCACTTAGCCTGGATACTGGAGACTCTGCTCCTATAGGTAGCGGAGCCGGTTTCGAGGTTCCGTCCTATGAAGGCCTGAAACTCAGCTGATTCCCTCAGCTAACTCCACCCCTATCGCTCTGGTGTGCACTTATGGCATCTACTTCAACTAACAAGTCTCCGTGTCTGATCGACCGCCCTTTTTTACGAGGCGCCCGCATCACCAGCGCATCAACGACTTGCGATCCAACTAATCCGAACCTTACGGATCTCATCCAGTTGGTCCGCGTGGGTGACCTCCCGTCCGAAGATGCTGCCCTTGTCGAAGATCTTACGATTGTTAGCAACGAAGGTTTTCCTGATACCAGCGGTCGGCGTACTTGTGAGTTAGGGTTCTACGTATACGCTCCTAACCAATCAGCCCCATCTACGTCTTCGGCGCTGATGGTCAGTCGAGTGGAGGTTGGTCTTAGCGGGTCCACCCGCGGTATTCCGCAAAGCGTGCAGCTATTTGCTGTAAACGCTCCGGTCCCCCAAGCCGGCGACACCAACCTGGTTGCTCCGATTCAAATTGGTAAGGGTGAAGGTTTGTACCTTGAGAAAGGGTACATCCTCGCCGTGGGCTATCTCGGTACAGGCGGTGCTGCTGTGTCCGGCGGCCTAAGTCCCTCCGGTATCACTGTATTCGCTCAGGGCGGGTTCTATTAATCAGTGGCCCGCAGAAAAGGCTCTGATAACTTCGGGTTCAGGTCTTTAAAAGGTGCTAAAGGCGTTGAACTTCCGAAAACAATTAAGGGTGCGGATAACACAAACGAGTTGTCCTCACCTTTATCTTTCGATCGCCGTTTTAGACCGGCGCTAAACACAAAAGATTTTAGTTTAGTTAGCGATTACGACTACGCTTCTCTCTGGGCTCGTTGGCGCCGCGGCTACGAACTCAGTATGTATTCGCAAGAAGCATACGGCGGCCTAACGTATTCTTTTAAATATTATGTTTCCGGCACTCCTGGATTTGGAGTTTTTCTGCCGGGAATGTGCTTCATGTATCCGACTACGCGTACGGATATGCGGATGCACATGGTGGGCATTAGACCTAGGGATTCTTTTAATTTTTTGAATTTTGGATACTCCATCACGTCTGTAACTGATTACGACGCAAATACTTATGCTGTTCGATTGAACTCCAACTTCGGAGCTCCTATTTCTTTTTTCGCCGGTGAGGTTTTATCTAACCGATTTAATGCAGACGGAACAGCAAAGACTTACGGATTTAACAACTACACAGTTACCGCTGTGGGGATAAACGGAGTTCCAGCAAATCCGTCATATCTTCCGATTTTTAATACGTTATTTTTATCTCATAGTGCTCAAACGAGCTGGTCTGTCGTAGACGCTAATACATTAGCTGTGCCTGCCACGGGGCCTCCGGCTGTTGGAGAATATCTAACAACCGAAATGCGATCTCAGTGCACGTGTCCTGACTTTTTGGCACGTGAGAATTTTAATCTTTACGACGTTTCTCTTCGGCGTAGATATCCATACACGAAGACTCAAAATATAGATCCTGGTTTTTATGACGCGGGTCCTGATGGAAGCACTCGACGCGTTCCCGCCATGGACAATCCAGGCTTTGCTAGGACCTTCGGTTTTATATATTTAAATGAGATTTATAACATTCCTAGAATTACGGAGAGCGTTTATTCTGATCCAAACCTTTATTACTACCAACCACGCTGGTGTAAGCACATTTACGCAGCTATGTGGGATTTACAGCGTAAATACAATCAAGAATCAGTAACTAGCTCGTGGCTTCCGCAACCTAACGACGAACCGCTAAATGAATACTACCGAGAATATTTTGATAAAAATTTAGCTAAGCAAACTGACTTCTTGAAACGGGAGAAAGATCTTGTGTGGTGGGAGCGTTACAGCCCGAAGAAAGACGACATGCCGACACACATGATGTATCCGGATATGTACAACATGATGACAAAAACATTAAACGCAGGTGGATTGTCTAGTTTCGCAACGTTACAAGCTCCAAGCTTCGAGATGTTCACTACGGCGGAGTTTGATCCGTTCGACCCCGCTTCCTTTGTAGTAAATACCTATGACGGCGGTACGTACCAGAATGGTATCTTAGTAACACAACCGACTAACATACTCGATGGAGGTTCCTACCTAAATGGTGCGCTGATACCTCCAACTGGTTTCCCTTCCTTGATAAACGGCGGTGTGTACTAATGACATCTACTCCTAGTATTCTCCTTTTAAAACGGAGTGGTCAAGCCTCTGATCGTCCGAATACATCCGTCGTACAGAACGGTGAGTTGGCTTTGGCCGTGGGCGCAGCGGATCCGGGGCTATATTTTGAAGATTCGGCTGGCGCTGTTCGGAAGATCGGGCCTTCCGCATACGGAACCACGGCTCCTAACGCAACGCCTGTAGGTCTTGCTGGAAATTCTGTTGGGGAAACCTGGACTGACAGCTCGACCGGGAATTACTTCTTTAAAGTTTGGACTGGGGCATCTTGGCAGACGATTGGATCTGCTTACGCTACAGTTGCGGGTACTGCCACAACGGCGACTACAGCAACCACTGCGCTTAGTGCGTCAACAGCAGTTTTAGCCTCTGGAGCTGTTTTAGCTTCGGGAGCTGTTCAAGCACAAACAGCAGTTTTAGCTTCTGGAGCTGTTTTAGCTTCGGGAGCTGTTCAATCCGCCACCGTGGTTCTTAGTGGCCTGCCTGCCGCTTCTACCAGTTTGTCAGGAACCCTAGTTTATCAAGTGCAGACGTCGGGTTCCTTTAGTGCTGGATTGTATGTTCGAGCGACTAATACTTGGTTGCTTGTTTAAGGGCGAAGCGTGCTCTTCAAGAACCAAGAAGCTTTAAACATCGCTTTCACCAGATCGGCTGCATAGTTCTCCACATCCGGAGCCCCAACTTCGTCGGCAAGTTTTCCTAAATCCTTAGCCATAAAGCCGCAGGTTTCTAAGTTTTTTAAATATACAGTCAGCGATTCCCGAGTTTCGTAAGATTTAGTGTGTTTGAAACCTTTGTATGCGTTTAAAAGACCTCGCTGACACATCGGCAGCAAGAAATCCATAGTCCGAACAAACTCAGCCAGCGTGTCGAACTGATCGATGTGGGACTCGTACTGCTCTTTGAGGAACTCGTGGATGGGCAAAAACAAAGGCCCTTCGATATTTAGATGAATTAAGTGACTCTGAACGTACAGCTGATGTACATACGAAGACAGGGACACCAGTCCAGAAATTAAATCCTGGATTGACGCCCCCGTAGCTTCCTGTTCCAACTCTTCTAACGGATTCTCGGACTCCTCGGAGGGAATCGACGCAGTGTTAAAAGAGCCGGAGAAAGTCACTTTCTTAGTTTCGATAGATCACACCGCACAAGCGGCTTCACTTTCCACTTTAGCGTTAGAGGAGGTTTTCAGATATTCCTGCAGCGCGGCTTTATCCACGCGATACAGAGATTTAGCGCCATTCGGCTGAAGATTCAGGTACACAGTCTTAGGCCAACCGCCGGGTTGGTTGGATTCAGAGAGCGCGATACGCTTGCGGACAAAACCAGAGCTGCAGTTGAGCAGTTCTGCGGTTTCAGCAATCGTGAGCAGGGTTTTACCGTCCGACATCAGGTATGCGAGGAGAGGGTGGCGGCTACATATTACCTTTATTTCTTCTGTGAGCGTGACCTACTTGTGTTCCCTAATGTGTTTTTAAGATTTTGCTTGGTAACATTAAGGGGTGCTGTAGGACTCAAATGATCCGGATTGCAGGAGAGATTTTTAAAAACTATAACTCTCCGAAACGGGACGTTCAGGGAGGCAAGGAATTTTCCGTGGCGGCTAAGGAAAACGGGAGAGTCCGCCTAGTGCGTTTTGGAGATCCCAATATGGAAAACCGTAGCGACGATCCCAAACGTCGTGCCGCATTTAGATCCAGACATAGCTGTGACGAGAAGAAAAGTAAGTTAACTCCAGGGTATTGGAGCTGCCGAGCTTGGTGATTCTATGCTCTCTGTGCGTTCCTAGCTAATTATTAAAACTATCTCGGAACGTTGCTCGTTACGGTTAGGTGTAGTAAAGCTAGACTTTAGTTAGTCGACTCACTGACATGGGATCTCGCAAATCACGGGGTGATTACAGTAACATTCAGTGCGGCTTAACGCTAGAGGATGAGTTTGTTCTGACTAGGATCCGAGCCAAAGCTCATTCTCTCCACAACAAGGAACGGGACGCCTACTTGTGGCAAACAGTGTTAAAACTCGTATGCCGCGAGCGTGCGTATAAAACAGTGATGAGTGAAATCGGGGTTGTTGTAGATACAAATCTGAGTTTATTTGATGAAGAGGAGCCGAAAACTGACGATTGATTGTTTACAATTGAGAAAAAGACACCGTGGCTCCTCTAACTCCGCAAGAAAAACAATGGTTATCGGCCATTAGTTTTGCGGAAGGAACTTACCGTAAAGGTTTAGGGCCGCAGTACAACATTATGTTTGGAGGCGGCACTTTTTCGGATCTGTCGCGCCATCCAGACACCGTAGTTAAAAAACCAGGTATAGCCAGTGCAGCAGCGGGCGCGTATCAGTTTATGCCCGGAACTTGGTCTGCTGTTTCCAAGAAGCTTGGCTTAAAGGGATTTGGTCCGGCTGAGCAAAACCAGGCTGCTCTCGAACTAATCCGTCAGCGTGGAGTAGATCCTCGTAAAGATCCCATAACTCCAGAGACGATTTCAAAACTTGCTCCTGAGTGGGCTGGGTTGCCCACGTTGCAAGGTAAAAGCTACTACGCGAACCAGTCTGTTAAGAGATTCGCGGATATTCAAAACTTTTTAAAAACTACAGGCGGCGCCATCCCTTCGGGATCTTCTGTTCAAAATCCCGCGAGTCCAGCGGCCGCTCGGGTATCCCTTCCTCGATTCGATTTCAAAGATGCGGTCAAGAAATTATTGCTTAGATCATCCTTAGAAAATGTTGGAGCACCTGTTGCTGTAGGCGGTCAAGCCTTAGCTATCCAACAGCAAGCCAACGCTTTACGAGAGGAAGGGAAAGACGACGAGGCTGAGATTCTTGAATCTCAAATGACTGCCAGTCTGGCTGCAGACGCCCAAACACCAGCCGCAGATCCAACTAGTCTGGTTCGAAACATCTTGGAAATTCGAAAGCAGGCTGCTGATTACGACGCTCAAGTATCTCAAATTGAGAAATCTGTAAATGACGTTGCAATAAATCAAACCGCACAAGAGGTTGGAACTAATCTGCGTACCGCGGCTCGTCCTGCTCAGGGGTTTGCGCGGACGGCTAGCGGGGGGATCGCTTATCCCAATGCCGTAGTTACGTCAGCGGTAGACGCCTCGGGTGAACCCGGTCTCGATTTTGCTTTGGCTGGCGGACGCGGTGCGGCTTTTGCTCTCCCTTTTAAAGCTCAGGTTTTAAAAGTCGTTAAAGAACCGAATGCTGGTAATCGCGGCCCTGGCGGCCGTGGTTATGGTAATTATGTTGAGCTTCGCGGTGTTTCTCCCGAAGGTAAGCAATTTGATGCTCTAGTCGCTCACTTCGATGCGGTTAATCCGAATTTGAAGCCAGGGATGGTATTGAATCCTGGAGCAATTATCGGTAAACAAGGTGAAACCGGCCGAGCTACGGGTCCTCATATTTCGTTAGACTTTTTCGATCCAGGTAAAACGACAGCCAGTCGGGATATATTACGTATAAGGGACATAGTTGCTAGTAGAATAGCCAAAGGACTGCCTCCGTTTGGATAGAAAAAATGTTCGGACCGTCTCCTCAACAGGTTGCTAACCGAGCTGTATCTTCTGCTAAGAAATCTCAACAGCAGACTATCCGAGCTCTGCGTCGGCAGGTTCAGAATCAGCGTCAGAAGTTAGGTCGTGTACAAGATAAGTTGTCCACGCTGACTGGTTCCACCCCTCAGCAAGCGACTCAAAGCTATTCTCAGGACTTTTACGGCACCGTAGGTAACATCGGACAACAATATGCCAAACAACTAGCTTCTTTTGATCCGAACATTATTGCTTCGCAGTCTGCCAAAAGGTTTGCTGGTGTTCTGTCGGCAAGCATGAAAGACTACACGAATCGTTTAAATGCTTTGAGTCAGCAAGGCAGCGCTCGTATGTATCAAGCTTTGGCTGCTCCAATCACACAGTTCCGTCAGATCTCGGAAGATCCCGCTTTCAACAACTTAGTGAACTCCACCTTTATGGAGTACGCTACCAATCCTCCCACGGTTCGTAGCGACGTTGAATCGATGAAGCAGTTGTATACGTACAATGTCTGAGGAAATAAAAGAATCTAAACACGAACGAAAAGTACGGTTTCACACCGACGCTCCGGCCGCTAAACACGACTATCGCTATCGAACTAGGCCGAACATACGTATGGCCGGTAAAGTTTGGAGCGAGAGTCCTCGGGAGCGTCAGCAACGACTAGCTCGTGAGCGCTTGTCTGGCAAATCGAAGTCAATTCCCGTCGGCGTGGGCTTCGGCGAAAGAGACTCCTTTGGCCCAGATAACGATTATTACACCGTAGAATCACTCAATAATATACGCGGCCCAATTCGCTAAAACTTTCATTAAATTTATAAACTCTCTCATTCATGTTATTATAGTCTGGAAAGTAGTATATAAAACCATAACATCTGGAGTTTTTTACTTTGTTTAAGTCGGGCTCGTCTATTAGGAGCGCGGGCCTAGTTTTAAGAATACACAAGGGAAAATCTATCTTAAGCGCCTGCGTGGTGAGCAAAGCAACTTCAGAAGAAGTCAAAAATACGATGGCTTCATTAAATTCTTTCCGTATGTACCGCCTATAGCATTCTTCTAGCCAAACTCGTTGTGCTGACTTCTGAAATCGTCTTTTTCGCCTAAATAATATCGGATCTTCCGGTTGTTCCCCGTGCGTTAAAAATTCTCTGGGAGGGTATAGATAAACGTTATTAGCTTTCCACTTTTGTTTGAGTCCGTTTTCGGCTGGAGTGAAATACTTATAAGCGTTTACGAGAGTATTTGCAGCGTGGCTTGATGCGGGATCTAGTTCTATCTGTCCACCGAAAAATGAAGTTACCGTCCCTATAACTTCTGGAGGGGATACAAAGTCGAAATCAGCTTGCGGCATCCGATATCTCGTTAATCCGATCTTCGATCTGATTTAGATCTAAAACGTGCACGGACATTCCTTTGTCACTCAGCATCACCACGATCGGTTTATTATCCTCGCTGTTTTTACCGATAAGGTTTATTAGTTTATTTAGGAAATCTGCCGTAGGCTCGTCGCACATTTCTTCAGCTACAGCTTTATCGCTACTCAGGTCTTTTACAGTCATGTATGAGCTTTGATCCGGCTTAACCGGATTGAAAAACAAAGCTCCGAGACCCTTATATTTATAAAATTCCTCATACAGAGTTACTACATCCCCCGCAATCATTTTGACTGTATTTTTAGCCATTCGGCGCTGTGCTTCTGATTTGCCGAACAGAGTTGCACTCATTTTCTTTATTTTGTTGTTCATACTAGTCATTAGCGTAACCTGTGAAGTTTGACCAAGCTGCCTGAAGTACTTTAGTCGAGTCGAATAGAAATCGACTTGTGTTGGTTTCCGAAGGATCCAGCTTCGCGTAATGGATTCCCTCAACCAAACCAGAAGTGCCACCAGATGCAACACCAGTATGAATGAGTTTATCGATGACCACAGGAGCCACGCCGAGGCGCGCCGCCATAGCTTTACGACTAATGAAGGCCGTGGCGACGTTGTGTGACTTCGCATTTGCAAGAATTTGTAAACTAGTGTCGATACGTTCTAAGACTTCTGTAAGTTTTCTCAAATCTCTGGTGTAATCGATCATGTGTTTTGTTTTGAAGTGGGAGGCCGCCCCATCACCCGGATCCAGGCAATGGGGGTCGCTTGCGGCACCGAGGAAAAGGCTAAAACTCGGAGCACCTCACCTTACTACGCGACGGCCTTTCTTACGTCGCCTAGCTCCTCGATTTTAGGTATATCTACACCATTGATCATCGGTCAATTCGTCTAAGTTTTTAAATTTCCTGTTGAATCCCGTCCGAACCCGTTTTGTTATCGCAGGTGTCTCAAAACGAGACACAAGATGATTCGGATTTACGCAGGCGGGGATTCCGCAAGTTCGTTTCAATCTGAAATTTCCGATATCAGCTTTGAAGAAGGCGTAATAAACGTTTTCTATTTTCAGACGTTTGCCGTAAATCGTGAGTGTGGTGTAAGAAGACTTCCAGCACTCACACAGATTCGTATTTTGAACCGTAAGCTGCGTCAGTAAAGGCCGCAGCTCTGGATCGATCTTATTTAAGTCTGGAAAAAGAACTTCGTCATCTATGTTTTTTAAACACTCCTCACATACAGTGTTAGTTTTTATGTGATTTTCGTTATGTATGCACTTCACAGGAGTTTTTCTAAATCTGAAACAAATGTATCTGGTTCTTCGATAAGGAGATTGATAACTTTGTTTAGTTTTTCGTTTAAGTTTGTCGGATTTTTTTCCCGAGTGTTGAAGATCAGCCAGTACTTATAGGCATTGAGTAGATATAGGTGTGTTTGTTTTGCCCTAAGTGCCTGAACTTTCCATTTTTCGTACTCAAAGTTACTTGTGTGTCTAGAACTTCCTGTTTTTAACTCAAGTTCACGGATTTCGATCTGCATATCGATGTCACGCAGGGTGTATTCGATAGACGAAATCTTTGCTTCACATTCGGCTGTATCTTTCGGCTGCGGTGAATCTGTATAAATCCAGCTAGGCAGGTTTTCGATTACGTATTCGGCGTCCCAAAGGACAGGTTTCGAAATAGGAAGCGTGGTCATAAATCTAAAATCTCAAAAATTAGAGAATTGAATTCCCCGTTTATGCAGTACAGAACGTGATGCTCAAAAGAAACTCGCTTAACTAAGTTGTACCTCATTAAGCGTGTTAAATCTTTTAAGATTCTGGGCTTGGAGAATCCTAAAAGAGGAACCAGTTCTTGTGCAGAAATAGGTTGCTCAGATATTAGCAAATTCAAGATATCTGAAAAGTGTGCTACACAGGCACAGAGTTTTTTATGTTCGTAATCGTTCGTAGAGACAGTTTGCGGTTGTATTTGGTCTCCACTAGTTCTTGAATCCGACGGCGTGATACGTGTCTGGCTATCCAAGTTTTTACATCCTCCCGAATGGCTGGTGTGACTTTTGTAGCTGGGCTTGCGGCCAGCATCATGTGATGGGGGTTGACGCACTCGGCGTCGCCACAGATTGTAAGGATTTTGTCCTTATCTGACAAAGTTAAATTGTTGAACTTGGCGAATACGAAGCGGCGTGGCCGCATCACAGTTTTTTCAGTGGCGTCAATAAGGCGGGCGAAAGAACAAGGAAGATAAATGTGCTGATCTGGGGTTAGGCATGGGCGGTTCTGTCGGAACCACACCGCGACTTTATCCGATGGGCTGCGGGCTTGCTTGAGCTCCTCCAAGCAGAGGGGGCAGGCATACAGCCCTTGGACCCTGTGAGCTCGCTCCAGGTCCGCCACGGCGAGGTGGAAGGGCCGAGAGCGCCCGCACTTGCAGACCAGCGTGGCGACGTCTCCGCGTTCCTCGACAGAAAATGAGTCTAGTGAGTATCGGTTTGAGATTGGGCCATCTGGCTTGGTTATAGAGGTCTGGTTCAAGAGCCCAAAGACCGAAATCAGCGCAGGATCCATTGCGAAAGCTCCTCCAGTGTCATGGTGCTCACCTAAGGATAGCACGGTAAACCCTGTCTATTGAAACAACTTTTTCTCTTAAGAGGTTTACTTAACGTAATTTTCCCTACTCATTTGAGTCTCAGGGTGAGACTGGCCCTTGGCGGCGTCCCTATTCGCAGCGCAATTCGCGACAAGGTCCAGTTTATTATAATTTAATTTTAAATTAGTTATCTAGCACGATTTAATAGGCAAATCACGTTAAGTACAGGCCCGGAGAAAACTTTTTTCTCGAAATTTCGTGCGAGAGTGCAGGCGTGGGTTCTCCGGGACAACCACATAATTTAAGAATCCGTGTTACCTTTGGGTTATTAGATATTTTCCTGAAGTCAAATGGCTGTAGTACAACCTGTAACCCTTAAAACCGAATCACCTGATACTGACTTCTGGCAAGAGTGTCGTCGTCTTGCTGCGATCTTAAATATCCCAGCTTGGCAACTCGCTGAAGAGGGTTTTAAACACGAGGACAAAAGTTCGGTTTCGAATAAAACCTCTTAAAATTAAGTGAGTGTAGTGCTCGTTTGATGACGTATACCAAGTTTTCAAGTTTGCCGCTGGAGGTAGCTCCTAGCGGCTACATGTATGTTCCTATTGTTGATCCTAATGAAGCTTCTGTAACTAATAGAAATAAACGTGTTTTATTATCGTCTTTATCCGCTGTTCCGGCTAGTGTAAATTACGTAAATACTTTATATCTAGGATCTACAGCGTCCGCACCTAATATTCAATCTGGAAATGGAAATCCGGACGGTAGCGTTTCGGCCGCTGTTGGTTCGGTTTATTTAAGGACTGATGGCGGTCCTTTAACATCTATATATTTTAAGGAAACTGGTACTGGTAATACGGGTTGGGTTGCTAACGCCGCTGTGAGTTCTGGCGTTTTTTACTCACCCCTCACGTACGTTGGCAATAACTCGACTTCACCTAGTATTACGGCAGGTTCCGGAGTACCGGAAGGTTCCGTCAGCGCCTCCGTGGGATCTATTTATCTCCGGTCGGATGGTGGCGCTACGACCTCTATTTATTACAAAGAAACTGGTTCGAGTAATACTGGATGGGTTTCTAATTCTGCTATTAGTTCCGGTGAGCTATATACTTATACGGTTATTTCTGGCAATAAGACACTAACCAACCGGGAACGCACAACAGTTATTTCCTCTGGTATTATTGTTACGTTACCTTCTGGACCTACCTCGGGTTTTGAGGTGAGCGTAATGACGGCCTCTGGTGTTACGGATGCTGTTGTTTCGGGCAATGGACAACGCATCATGAGTCTTGCCGAAAATCTAAGTTTAGATTTTGAAAATAACGGCACGACACTTGTTTATGTAAATTCTTCTTTAGGTTGGAGGGTTTTATAATGAGTCGGTTATCTCAATTTATTCCCAATGTTACTAATGTCGCTTTAACAACATTTAGTGGCACTGGCACTTTTACTAAAAATTCCTCAGATTTAGCTTACGTTGTTCAAGTTTGGGGCGGCGGCGGCAGCGGATCGGCAGGCTCAGGTAATGCATTTCGCTCAAGCTCTGGTGGAGGCGGCGGCGCATATAACGAAGTTTTTCTATACGCATCTGGAGTGCCTACAACCGTTTCCGTAGTTGTTGGGGCTGGCGGTTTGCCCGTTTCGGGAGCCATTACCCCTGGTAATTCCGGAGGCACATCTTCTTTCGGTTCTTATGTAACAGCGTATGGAGGAGCCGGAGGGGGTCCAATAGTATCAAACCAATACGCTCTCGGGGGAGGTGGCGGCGGGACTCTTAGCGGACCTTCCGCAAATACTGGTGGTTCTCCTAAAAGTATATATAATGGTGTTACCGTAAATAGTACTGTCTCAAGTAGTGATAATTCTATGGGAGGGGGTTCATCCTATATTCCTACTTTTACTTATCCAAATAGTGGAATCACAGGATCTTCATATTTTGGCGGAGGCGCCGGCGGTTCAAGCACTATATCATCTGCATCAACTCCTACTGCTGTATGTAGTGGAGGCTTCTCTATTTATGGAGGTGGAGGAGGAGGCTCTTCCTATAACGGCTCAGGTGCGATAGCTCCTAGTGGTACTAGTTTTTACGGCGGCGCTGGCGGTGCTGGTTCTATAACTTTGAGTGGGAATCCGGGTTCTGTGCCTGCCGGAGGGGGAGGTGGTGTATCTGAAACATTAAATGTTGACGCGTTTTCTGGCGCAGGCGCCCGCGGAGAGGTTCGCATTTATGCTTTCCGAGGTAAGCCCCAATGATTTACGCTGTTATAGATCACGAACGTGTCGTTAATGTTGTCGAAGCAGACGCTGCTTTTGCTGAATCACAAGGATGGCCTCTTTTAACCGGTAGTGCCGGAATTGGTTGGGGGTATGTAAACAACCAGTTCATCCCTCCGCCTAGAAACATTGAAGCCGAATGGGCTCGGGTTCGACAGTTGCGAGATCAGAAACTAAGCGCATCTGATATTTATACCCTATCTGATCGTTGGGAGACCCTAACCCCAGAACAACAATCAGCGTGGGCCACATACCGCCAAGAGCTCCGCGATATCCCGCAAACCTACTCGGATCCAGCCGATGTAATTTGGCCAACGGAGCCTTGACTCTTTATCTTTCCTAACAACTCTTGTTTAGACTTAACTAAACCCACAACCACCGATGGCTGAAGTTCGACGGATTTCGGAATTAACACCCATAACCGTCGTGACCAGCGGTGCATATATGCCCGTTGTCGATCCAACAGAAGCGTCCGTACAAAACCAGAACAAACGGATTCAAATATCTGATTTAGACAATAGAGCTTCTAATCTTCGTTACATTACCACTAATTATTTTGGTAGTAACACCAGCGCTCCTAAAGTAACGGCGGGAACCGGATCTCCCGAAGGCGTCGTGGATGGGGCTATCGGCTCCATGTACTTGCGCAGCGATGGAGGCTCTACCACATCCGTATATTTTAAAGAATCAGGAACTGGTAACACCGGCTGGATTTCCAACACCCCGGTTCGGGCTAGCGGTCTTCCCATCCCAATTGTTTACGTCGGTCCCACGACATCGGATCCCAGCCTTCGTTCTGGTTCCGGCACCCCAGAGGGATCCATCACGGCCCCCGTGGGCTCCGTCTACCTCCGGACGGATGGCGCATCGACTACTTCTATTTACTTTAAAGAAGCTGGCGTCGGCAACACTGGTTGGGTTTCAAACGCGGCTGTTAGTTCTGGCGTCTTCTATTCCCCGTTAACTTACGTTGGGTCTAACAATAATGCGCCGAAAATACTCGCTGGATCCGGTGTTCCAGAGGGTGTTATTTCGGGTGTTGTCGGTTCTGTTTATTTAAGGACTGATGGCGGCGCTACCACTTCTATTTATTTCAAAGAGTCTGGTTCTCTAAGTACGGGTTGGGTTTCTAACTCGGCGGTTAGTTCTGGTGATTTGTTTACGTATACCGTTATTTCAGGTAATAAGACGTTAAGTAATCGTGAGCGGACTACGGTCATTAATTCGGGTTTGATTCTGACACTCCCCGCGTCTCCTTCGGCTGGATTTGAAGTGGGAATTTCTGTTAGTAGCGGTATTGTGGATACTGTTGTTTCGGGTGCCGGTCAGCCTATAATGGGTTATGCTCAAAACCTTACTTTAAATCTCCAGAACGTTGCTACGACTCTGGCTTATGTTAACGCTACGCAAGGTTGGAGGTTATTCTAATGAGCTCTTTAACTGATTTCGTTGGTGGCGGGATTAAGAGTGTTCAGAGAGGAACTATTACCGTTTTAACTACCGCTACCGCTACTGTTTCAGCAGTAAACACAGCTAAATCCGTCTTGCACTATTTAGGCATTACTGGAATATACGTTTCAGCTAGCTGGGATGGTCCAGCTAACGCCAGAATTGCATTGACGAATTCTACAACCATCACCGCAACTGGACTTGGTTATACCAATGTTGACGTATCTTACGAACTAGTGGAGTATTATTAAGATGATTTACTACTACGCTCAAGTAAATTCTGATGCTATCTGCTACGCTGTGCTACAAACGTATGCAGAAATTGTTCAAACAAATATGATTTCTATCCCAGCCTACGATGAGTCTTATTTAGGCATGGAGTGGACTGGTTCTGAGTGGATTACACCACCTCCCCCGGAACCCCCAGCCTAAATCCTGCTATCCTCCACACGCCTGACATCACACCCAAATGGCTAAACCCAAATCCAACATCGATAAAATTGAGTCCAAACCTAAGACAACCTCAATCGGCCATGGCCTGAGGTCGCGCCCCGAGCGGCGTGGCAAGAAGCGCTACCGAGGACAGGGTAAGGGTTGAGTTATTGACAACCGCACCGAGGTTCCTTAGTATCTCGGTGCATCACTTGAATTTTGTGCCTCCTCACCTCTCCTCCACGCAACGCCGCGAGCGATTTGAAAAGATCTACAAACTGTATCTTGAAGGCTACAGTTATCGTGCTTTAGGGCGACAGTTCGGGATTTCGGCTGAACGCATCAGCCAAATCCTTCGTCAAAACGCCACACCAGAGGAACTTAAGATTCTCGACGAGGCGATCCTTAGTCGCTGCACACCCTCTTACATATTTACAAAGATCGACGAAATGTTGGAAGCGGGTGCCCAACATAAGGTTATTGCTGAATCGCTTAAAGTTTCCATCAACACCGTCAAGAAAGCCAGCGCTCGCCGTAACCGCCTCTTAACAAAATCCTGTAAAGCCGCGTAAACTTAGGGCATGAACAAAGTCGTTCAATTCTTAGCTGCGGCCCTGGGCGTTGTAATTACAGTTGTCGGAACCACCGTGGCTGTAGATAATCGCTATGCGAAAAGCCAGGAAGTTCAGCAGCAATTGAACGACTTTTACGACAAACAACTCAAACTTAAGATTCTGGAAATCGATTTAAAGCCCAATCCGACTCCTGCGGATCAGGCTATGAAGCAGTATTTGCTGCAGGAACTCAATCGAAAGAATTAGAGAACCGGCATCTCATATTCTTTCGTCACGTTTACGTAGTGTTTCCAAATAACTTCTGAGGAATTCCCTGCCCAGTTGGCAATCTGTGCCACGGGAATACCAGCTTCGACCCAGCGACTCAGAGCTGTGTGCCTGAAGTCGTAGGGTCTATATCTGTAACTAATTAGATCCGCCTCTTTCAGTTTTTTCATCCGTTTGTACACGAAACTCTGGTAGGAATTCCTGTTTCCTGTGAAGATAAATTCTCCAGTTTGCGGGGTCTCGTTCAGGATGTCCAGACAGCGCTTGTTAAGAGGAACCCAGCGCTTCTTGTTTGTTTTTGTTGAATTTTTAAGCCCGTGGGTGAGGGTGAAATTGCTGTGAACCAGCACTTTTTCACCTTTTATGTCGTCCCATTTGAGTGCGCGCACTTCGCCCGTCCTCATTCCGGTCTGGAGCATGAACTCTGAGTAGTTCGCCCAGTTTGTCCCTTTAAGGTTGCTCTCTAACCCAACTAAAACCAAGGCTGTCTCAACCCTGGGAATCACGATAATGTCCTCATCCTCTTGAGGCGCCTTAGGCATCCTGTATGTAGCTACAGGGTTTTTATCTAGCAGGCCAATATCCTCACTTGATGCCCATCTGTACAGCGATTTGACGTACATCGCCATCCGTCGACTCGCTTTGACGGGTTTCTGCTGCAGGACCCAGGTTAATACCAATCTGCCGTCTTTAAAATCCTGAATTGGGCACCGGGCTAGCCATTTGTCGGCCTGGGCGTAATCCGTAACGACACTCGTGGGCGACAAAGAGATCTCCCTTTCGGCCTTGAACTGGTGCCAAGCCTCGATCAGTTTGAGCACGGTCTTAGTCTGATTGACTACGAGTATATCACTAACTACTGTCTGCCGCTTATTGTTTTTTAGGTTTTTGTATCTTTCTTAGTTTTACATTTTGTTTTATGTGTTTTCAGTTCTGGGTCTAGTGTTCCTATAAGCTTGGTTTTGATCTAAAGTGCTTTTAGAATAGTCTTACGCTGAAGGGTTTTTCGATGCCTCTCACTAAAATCGATAACCAGTTGTATGAGGAATATGCTATTGCGGGTAACGTTAATGTACTTGCCGGCCTGAGTGTTCCCGAGCACGATTATATCTCGCTGAGTTATACCGGGGCTAACCTTACCGGCGTTGTTTATAAGACTGGCGGCTCTGGCGGCACCACGGTTGCGACCTTGACACTCGCTTACGACGGCAGCAGCAATCTGATTTCCGTTACCAAGAGCTGAATCATGGGGTACAAGTTTAATCCCTTTACTGGGACTCTCGACGAAGTCAGCGCAGGCGGTGGGGGCGGCACTCCTGGTGGTTCTACTACACAAGTTCAGTTCAACGACGGCGGCGCATTTGGCGGCGACGCTGACCTTACCTGGGATAAGACTACTAACGTCCTCACCAACCGAGGGGACATCAACCTTGATGACGGCGGTAGTTTTACTACTACCGTTCAGTGCGTCACTCCAACCCAAAATCGCACTATCAGCTTCCCAGATGCAACTGGTACGGTCGCATTAGTTGCTGGGTCTAGTGGGCAACTTGTTTATAACAATGCTGGTGCTCAAGCTGGTGCTACTGGTAGCGTCGTTGATTCCAGCGGTAATGTCACTATTGGTGGACTGACTACGCTTGCTGGTTCACCTAGTGCAAATAACACAAGCGGTGTACTAATTAACGGTACGTGGCGAACTGGAGCTAGTAGCAACAACCCTCAGCTACTTCTGAATCCGACTGGTACTACGCTTTCAACCACTTGGAGCCCGAGTGGTACAGGCATTGGTGTTAATGCACCGAGTACGTTTGGTGGGAACCTGCTGGATCTGCAGGTGAATGGGACGAGTCAGCTTAGTGCTAGCAACGCAGGCGCCTTAAGGTTTACAACTGGATCAAAAACCTCGACAAGGGTTCAGTTACTAACAGGTAGCGCAGCTGGAATATACGCAAGGGCAGGTACTCTTTTCTGCGCATCGGATGGCAACACGGAGGGCTTCCAGGCATCTTTATCTGGGGTGATTATTCGTTCTGTCGCTGAATTCAGTTGGTCAGCTGGTGATCCAGATGTTTTCACTGGAGATGTTCGTCTGTTCCGCGATGCCGCAGGCATTCTCGCCCAACGCAACGGCACCAACGCCCAAACCTTCCGCCTCTACAACACCTTCACCGACGCATCCAACTACGAGCGTGGCTTCCTCCGCTGGAGTAGCAACGTCTTTGAAGTTGGCCCCGAAGCTGCTGGTACGGGCACTGCTCGCCCCATGCGGATCACTGCAGCAACCCTGAAGCTGCCCAACTTGCCCACTTACGCCGACAACGCTGCTGCTACCACTGGCGGCTTGGTTGCCGGTGACGTTTACAAAACCGCCACTGGCGAACTCCGTATCACCGTCTAACCATCATGGCTTCTTTCACTATTGACATCGACGATTCTCTCGTCCCCGGCATCATCGCTATCGGCTATGCCGAATCTAAAACCCCAGAAGAGGTGGTTTCCTCTTACGCCGTGGCAGCAGCTACTAAGGCGTGTCAAGACCTCAAAGTAGGACCGTTTTATGTTGGTCCTATCCCTCCTGAGTTCAACGCTGACGGTACACCCTACGTAGCCCCAGTAGTCAACGACACTACTCAGCCAGTTGAGGAGGGCGTATGACGCTTGTCATCCAGAAGCCGACAGGGGCGAAGCTTAACCTGCGTAAAACCTGGCAGCCGATGGATGCTGACGCTGCTGCTTACATCACTGCTGTAGAAACGGCAGACGGTCAAGCACTGGAGGAGAAGGTCAAGATTGCCATTGATAACTTCGTCCTTGGTTGTAAGGCGGATGGTATCTGGTCTGCGATTAAAGCGAGTTGCATCCTCGCTGGTGCCCGGACGTTGGCTGGAGCGCTGGTTCCGTTGGTGGGAACTGCGCCAACAAACGTTGGCAGTTTATTTGGGTCTGGAGACTACAACAGAAAAACCGGCCTAGCGGGAAACGGAAGTAATAAATATTTAGACGCAAATAGGGCTAGCAATGCAGACCCCCAGAATAATCATCATTTATCTGCTTTTGTAACCAGCCAAGGAGTTAATCTTATTATTGGCTCATTGGGCGGTTTGGACTATACGGAGCTTTTGGTGGCGGGCGGAAATGCAAATGGACGCTCTAGAAATGCTGCTAACAATCAAGTTGCTTCGCAGTCAATTGCTTCATTTCATGGCGTTGCAAGATCAGCGAGCACCAATTACACAGCCCGAAAATATGGCTTAAACCAGATAGTGTCTGCAACAAGTCAAACACCAACAAGCACTTCTTTCAAAGTGTTTGCTCGTGGTGATGGCACTCTGCTAGGTACTCACCGAATTGCCTTCTACTCCATCGGTGAATCCCTAGATCTTGCCCTCCTCGACGCCCGAGTAACCGACCTTATCAACGCCTTCGGAGTGGCAATCCCATGAAACACCTACTAGACACTGCCACTACTAACCACGGGAGGATGATGCGATGAGTTGGGTCGTTTCTGCCAAATCAAGCACCTGGGCCGAAGGCGGCGATCTGGTCTACACCATTGTTGTTGGCGGCACCACTTATCGCGTCCACGAATTTAAGACTGTTGGCACGTCATCGCTAAATGTGATGAAGGGTGGCAACGTTGAGTATCTCGTTGTTGCTGGTGGCGGCGGTGGTGGAGGTGGTATGCAAAACCAACGAGGCGGCGGCGGTGGTGCCGGCGGGCTTCTGTCTGGTTCAACTACCTTTACATCCGGATTGCTATCCATTGCTGTTGGATCTGGCGGCGCTGGTGGCACTGGAATTCCCACCGTGGGCCCTGGAGGCGACGGATCCTCCGGCGGTAATAGTTCCATTTCTGGATTAACCGCAGCGATTGGTGGCGGACGTGGTGGCGGGGCGGGGGGATCTATAGGATCTACGCTTAATGGAGGCTCCGGGGGAGGTTGTGGAAGCCGAACCAATACGCCAGGGGTTGGTGGTGCAGCTACTGCTGGACAAGGAAATAAAGGAGGCGACAGATCAGTCGTAACAACTAGCAGTCCTATTTTTGGCCCTGGTGCTGGTGGCGGCGGTGCTGGTGGGGCGGGCCAAGACATCACAGCGGAAGGCGTAATCGGAAGAGCTGGCGGGGCTGGTTTGTCTTTGTTAATAACAGGCACGTCTGTTACTTATGCAGCAGGGGGTAACGGCGGTTCAGATTCAACTACCGGGGCAACAGCAGGATCGAGCACTGGATCCGGTGGAGTTGGTGGAGGCTTCACCGCAAACGGCGGCTCCGGCGGCTCCGGTATCGTCATCGTGAGGTACGCGCTTACTCTGCCCTGAGCCCTCGTAGTGTCCCCGGTTAATTACTCAGGCATAATTGTTGCATGACAGCTCAGACCTCTGTTACTTACATAAGCGAGCTTGGACGCCGATCCCGTTCGCTGGAGTTTGCAGAATGGCAGCCTACCGCTTGCATGCCTTGCCCAATTATCAATAAATGTGCCCGCTGTAAAGAGTTTAAAAGCATTTTTGATTTTTACTTTCTTAAAACACAAGGCAGATCAGGCAGGCGGACAACAAATGGTAAACGCGTTGGCATTTATTGCAAACAATGCCAATCAAATCAATACAAGGAAAGCTCTACTGAATCTAAAATTTTTCATGCGTGCAAAAAGCGCGCCAAGGAAAAGGGGCTTGAGTTTACCCTAGAGCTTGCTGACATTAAGATTCCTTCCCACTGCCCAATGCTTGGAATACCGCTGTACCCCACTAGCGGCCAAGCTGCTCATGCTAACTCCCCTAGTCTTGATCGCCTAGATCCGCGCAAAGGCTATACACCTGAAAATACGGCAATCATTTCTCATAGGGCAAACACCATCAAAAACAATGCCACTCCAGAAGAGCTGCGACTGATAGCGGACTATACAGAACGCGCGCTTGAAGAGCGGAGCAATGCAGAAGCTGCATAGCTATTCCCCGACTAGGATGGGTGTGTTCCCGCTCTGCTTCGGCATCGGGCTGCAACATCCCCTATGCCTAGCTCCGGGACGCCGGATGACGCACAAACCTGGGGGTCACTGGGTTGAAAGCCAAAGGGAAAGGCACGCGGATAACGCACTCAGTAGCTGGTTCGAGTCCAGCTCAACCCCTGAACGACACAGCGGGCGCCGCGTGGTATAAGGTGGTGGAGCAGCGCAGTCTCACCTGCCTGCCCCGTGACCAATCCGTTGGAGGACGGACTGATGACCCAAGATTACAGGCATCCCGCTACCCCACCGCCGGAGCTGGTGCAGCAGTGGATCAACGAAGAGCCAGGCATCTTTGCTGAGCACATCGCCACCCGCGCCGCCCAGTGGGGCGCAGACCAGGAGCTGGAGGCGTGTTGTAAAGTTATTTGGAATAGTGCAGCTAACTTTTCAGCAACCGCTCATCTTGCAGCACAACGCAGGAGCGATAAACTCCGCGCCACCCGCCGCCCCAAGCCGTTGAGCTTGAAGGAGCAGGCGCTTGCTGTGCTGACGCAGTACATGACTGGTGAGACAATCCTCACCAACGACTCTGTTGACACCATCCGCCGCGCCCTGGAGGCTCTCAATGACTGATTACAAAGCAACGTCCGATCAATGGAATCAAGTTCAGAAATGCGCCGATGTAGTTGGCAGCTCTGATTGCTCTGCAATTCTTGAACTCCGCGCCAGGATTGAAACACTAGAGAATGCTGCTCACAAGCATATCGTTGAAACCAATTCCAACATCGTGGCTTTGGCAAGCCGAGTCGAGTCGCTGGAAGCTGCTGAACGTCAAGCCTCAAAGGTTTACGAAATCAGCAAACCGCTAAAACTCACAGCAATACAACAGGAACAGTTGAACGCATTGCTACGACCTGGCTCCAGGCCATCTCCTAATTCCTCCCAAATTAGGAGTTCGCTGGTGGAGCGGGTAAGAAAAGCCATCTTTAACAATGGCGATGACGATGATTACAACGACGAAGCCCGTGCTGCAATCCGCGAGGTGGCCTTGTGGCTTGACGAAAACACTGGTGGTGACGCCGCTTGGATGCTTAACCAGGAGGCCGAGCGATGACTGAAATCACCCGCTACAAACTCGACGCTGCATTTGCACAGTTGCGCACGTTTGACCACCTTGCCAAGCCCGATGACTTCATCGAAGTGTCCCTATGGCACAACGGCGAAGGCTTCGATGCTCACCTGAGCACCCACGCCGAACAAAGCATCAAGCTGTCGTGGGGAGAGTTCAAGGCCCTAAAGAAACTTGTTAAGGAGCTGGATCAATGACTAACCCGATCACCCCACCGCCGGAGCTGGTACAGCAGTGGGGGCACGATGCAAACCTGTTAGGCGTGCCACACAACGATGAAAACTGGGCGTACGAACAGCACATCGCCAACCGCGCCGCCCAATGGGGCGCCGACCAGGAGCTGGAGGCGATTCAAAAAGAGATCATTACGCAAGCCTGGTTTGCAGATCCAAGGCATCGCCTTGCTCAGCTCCGCGCCGCCCGACGCCCTAAGCCACCGAGCTTGAAGGAGCAGGCGTTAGCAGCGCTTAGAAGGTACGAAGCAGAAGAGTGGTGTGAAGAGATGACATTTGATAGCAGCATTATCCGCCGCGCACTGGAGGTGCTTCCCGAATGATCAACATCGACTCCAATCAAGGCCGCATCGGTGAACTGTGGTGGATCAACTCTGAGCAATCAAGGAAGATCTACGGCGGCAACATCGTCCAAGGCTTACGGCAAACATTCGTCCTGTGGGGCACCTGCGGCTATGGCCGCGACATCAAAATTTCAATGGAGCCCATCAATGACTGATTTTTCTTTCTGGGCCGGCCCCGGTGTGATCTGCCCTAAGCATGGAACACACCCGCACACCATTGCAAGCAACATCAAAGGTCACGAAGGGCACTGGTGCATGATCTGCGCCCTTGAAGCACTTGGTGATCCACTGCCAACGATTTCACAAGAGGAGTATCTCAATGGCGTCAATGACTGACTTTCGAGAGCTGTGTGCCGAGCTGCTAGAAATTGCCGAGTTGTATTCCGACGGTGGCCCAGTTTACGAGCCCTTCGAGCAAATCTTAAATAAAGCCCGCGCCGTCCTTGCTCGCTGGGGCACATCCAATAACACTATTAACCAGGAGGACTAATCACCATGAAAAGCCTTGACGACTACACAGCACTTGGCGCCATCGTCCTAGTGCTTTTACTGATGACTGCAACAGCCTGGTGGTGGTTCCCCCAAAAGTGGCAGGCATGTGAACGGCTTTATGACAACAAGCCAGCGCAGGTCTTCTGCCTGCTGGCATCGAAGTGAGGAGAGCTAATGACTAACCTCTCCCCCGCCGCACAAGCGGTGCTGGATGCGTTTCTCAAAGCGCCCATGGGGCAAAGCCATGTGGACGATGACCTAATTGCCATTGCCGCCGCCCTGCGAGCTGTAGCTGAACACTGTAAATGTGACGATGGCGAAGGTTATTGGATCTACCGACCAAACATTCTTGCCATCGCCGCCGAGCTGGAGGGCAGCAATGACTGAATTATCACCACAAGCCCCGGCGGTGCTGGTGCAGCAGTGGATCCAACAATCAACCACTACTGAATGCACCGCTTCTCAAGTGGCCACCCTTGCCGCCCAATGGGGCGCAGACGCTGAGCTGGAGGCGTGCTGTGAGTGGGTTGACTCATTCCAAAACAAATTTGTTCATGCCCATGATCTTCGTCTTGTCCGCCGCCCCAAGCCGCCGAGCTTGAAGGAGCAGGCGCTAGAGGCGTTAGCTCACATTCTCAATAACAGCTCTACTCAACTTGGTGCAGACACCATCCGCCGCGCCCTTGAACAACTCCCTGACAACGAGTAGTCGCTTCCCCTAAATGTTCTGCCCCTCTTACTGCTGCCAGGATTGCGGTGAACAGATCGGGTGGCTCGGTCGGTTCTTTCAACTGATCCGCCTTCCATTGCATCGCTGCCAGGCATAGAAGACACCTCAACTAAAAGCCCCCCGCGTGGCATCTAAGACGTAAACCCCCATACGGCCAAGCACGGTGTAGTATGGTTTGGTTTTTAATTCACCTTGAACATGCTAGACCCCTCTTTGGAATCCAGTCTTATGGAATCTTACATTACCAGACGAGAGGAGAGACTCAAAGAAGCAATTAACGACTATCTAGATGAGGATTTAAACGAGGAGTTCATAGAGGTTATTTTGAACCATCTTAAGAATGAGTATGAGTTTCACTCTAGGAAATGCGGGATGTTGAAAAAGACCCTAGAACTTATTCAAAAAGGGAACATTCAGTAGAGGCACACAAGTGACTTAAACTTGTGACTCCGCTATTTTCTTAGAGTTTGCTGCTTTTAACTGTTTTTCTTTTTCAGCAACTAAATGATGACTAGATACAAAACAGCAAGAAGTTACTTCTCCTTCTGTTAAACAGACTCGAATCGTTTCGGCTTCAAGGCATTCTACTGAGAGTGCCATTTTTTTTGTCTTTAATTCTGCGCTAGTTTAAAGCAGCAGCTGTATAAAAAGCTGCGATTATTACGGCCCCTAAGACACAAAATGTGACGGCGATAGCGTCGTCGGTCATAGCAAAAAAAAATTTCAGCGTGGGCACCCAAATAAAAAAGTAGCCAGCATGTTACTGCCGACTACTTCTCTGTTTTTAAATATTTCAGTTTGCCCAAGGCACACCGGCAGCCTTAGTTGGATTTCTTTGTTCGTCAATTTGGGTTTGCAAGGCAGCCTCAATTTCAGCTACTTTTTCGGGACCGAAGTGCTCTTTAACCCACCCAACAACAATTTCTTCTGTCAGTTCGGCGTATGGAACTAAATTATCCGGGCGTTCGAACCCAAGACTGCCATACGCTCCCGAGGAGTAGGTGCCATCGTTAGCGGTTACAGTATAGTGTGCTGTGTATACGAATCCATCTGCAGTTTCTCTCTCGAGATTTACAATAGCCCAAACGAAAGTGGTGTCGGCCATTAGAAAGTAAGCAATAGTTGAATTTTAAGCTTGATTTAGCTTGTTGAGTAGGCGGTTACCCACCTCCGTACGAATAAAAAAAAGCCTGCCGGGAGCGTGGCAGGCTGAAGAGCGTATTAGAGAGTAGGGTTATTGGCTCTGGCTCGATTCAATGTAAGCGACAATCGCTTTTAGTTCATCAAGCGTTGCGTTGTTTTTGATCATGTTGGCTCGCATTGAGATAACGGCAATGTTGCCAGGCACATAACCTTTGCTGTTGTCGATACGATCCAAGCTGGGCGAGTTCTCTACTTGATCACGGTTTGACCTGCCAGCACCAACACGAGCAAACAATGGGATTCCCAGCACCGGGCAAGTTTCGGGAATTTCAATGTCATCTTTAGTGATGGTGCATTCCAATTCGGCAATACGAGCGCGGTTGCGAGCCGCGTAGACCATTTTCTGTCGCGGATCAAGCTCCATGTATTTTTGCATTTCACACTGGCGGCAACGGGAAATACGAGGCACGCCAAGAATGTCTCTCTTTGCTCGCTTGACCTTGTAAAAGTCAGTCTGCGGTTTGTGCTCCTTGCAGATATTGCACTGACGGAGCGCGGGGCAGGTCAAGGCCATGTGCTGATTGCGGTGCGCTTCCAAGTGTTCGTTGCAGTGCAAACGTAGATGTAGTTGGCATCCCAGCAGATCTCGCCAGCCACGCCAGTATCGGTAGCCGATGCCGGTGTTTTTGCAGTCGCAATTCTAATACGATTACCGTTCACCTGTAAGAGTGCGCCACCAGAGTCTGAAGCCGTGCCAACTAAAAGGCGTCGGCTGGAGTCAATGGTTACGGCAGGAGAGCCTGCCGTTCCAATGCCGAGGGAATCATTTGCGTGATAATACTCAATGTAGCCGCGATAAGCCTCATTTCCCGATGTGCCATCTGCGAAATAAATAGAGCCTACGCGATCCGCTACTCCTGTGGCACCTGATCTAATTGAGATGCCAGAATTTGCAGTTGTCGATCCGACGACAAGATTTGCTGCAGCCGAGCTATACGAGCCAGGGTCAGTAACGCCAATCCCTACGTTGCCTGTAGAAGTAATGTGCAGTTTATCGTCATTCGACGCTCCTGCACTAATTGCAAAACTGGTGCCGTTATTACCACTAAGTCCTACTTTCCATTTAACTGCAGTTAAAGCGCTGCTATCGAAGCATACTGCAGGCGCAGCGTTGCCGTTGACAAGAATCCCTTGGTAAGTTGTAGATGAGCTCACGTGAAGAGTTTGTCCAGGGCTACTAATCCCCAGACCTACTCTGTTATTGGTGGCATCGACGTAGAGCGTATTGCTATCGATGTTGACGTTGCCACTTGCGTCAATCAGTAGGCGCTGAACCCCACTAGACGAGATGGCTACGTTGTTTGCAGATGGCAGATAAACACCATTTGTCGGCACCGCGGAAGAACTCGGTATAAAACTTCCAGCAGTTAAGGCATCCGTTGTTTTATTAAAAGTTAAACCGGCATCACCTCCGAGATATCCGCCGTCGTTAAATTGAATCTGGGTGTTGGATCCAGCTGCGGCGATGCTTGCTGGCGGCAGTAAAGGAGCCACCACATTGGCCACTCCTTGCAAAGTTATCTTTTTAGGTTGAGCGTCTGCTTGTACTTCGTTTACATCTAATATCGCAAATGTACTCTGACCATCAGCAGCTCCGGCCTCCGCTTGCAGATCGTGCGTGGGCTGGAGACTCCGCCCAAATTGCCGCGCTTCGTCAAGACTACGCTTAGTCACAATCAATCCGAGGAAGTATTTTTATTATAAAGTCTTTTTCTGTTGGTAAATCTAGAGCACAGCGCAACACTATCTTGCGTACTAAACTGAACCGTTAGTGGGATTTTTTAGTGTCTCGTAAAAACTGGGTCAAGGCCCTTGAATTTAACCGTTTAGTCTCTTCTTTAACGTATTTACAAAAAACTACGCGTGTTACGGATAACGATGCTTTTTTGGTTCTTGATTTAGAGGAAAAAGACGCAGACGCTCAGCCTAAACAAATCACCCTTAGTGGAATTCAGAATTCATTAAATCAAAGTGTCGGATTTACGACGGCTGTTAGCGGTATCGCCACCGCTGTAGTTAACACTATCGGTAGTGGTGTAACCCCGTACTACGGAAGCTTTTACGATACAACTATACAAACTAATCCGAGTGGGAACGGTTATTACAACCTCATGCGTTTAAATTCCACAGCGGAGTCGCGTGGAGTCAGTGTGGTGTCTGGCGGCTTACTTCAAGTAGCTAATTCCGGTGTTTATAACGTCCAGTTTTCCGCTCAGATCGACAAAACAGATGCCGGCACCGATGACGCTGAGATTTGGATCGCTAAAAACGGTCAGAACGTCCCTTGGTCGGCGACACAGCTGACCTTAGATAAAAACAATGCTCGTGTCGTCGCTGCTTGGAATTGGGTTTTGACTATGGATACTGAAGAGTACGCAGAAATTCGGTGGCACGCCTTGGATACTAGTATTCGTCTGTACGCCACTGGCGTCGCCACTTCTCCTGACCGCCCCGGCGTACCTTCCGTTATTGTTACCGTAAATCGTGTAGCTTAGGTTTGTAATGGATATAAAATAGATCTTGTTTGGGCGCTTTCGTTGGCTGGAAAACACTGCGTCCAAGAATTGTACAAAGCAGATTCCTATCTTTTAAACGATGAGGCTTTCGTACGGGAAGCCCTCGTGGGGGCCGCTTCCGTTGCAAACGCAACCCTCTTGGACGTTAGTACACACCTTTTCGAACCTCAAGGAGTTACGGGGTTTGTGTTACTGGCTGAGAGTCACATCTCTATCCACACTTGGCCCGAATTAGGGTATGCCGCTGTGGATGTGTATACCTGCGGAACATCCACCGTGCCTGAGAAAGCTTGTGAGTATTTATATGAGCGGTTTAATGCTAAGAAACAACAAATACAAACTATACTTCGACCTGTTCCAAAGTTTACTTGTGTTTAAAGATTCCCGTTTTTGCCCTAGTTAGAATATTTTCAAGCCGCTCCACTTCTTGTGGTCGAGGGTGATCTCCTTTTTGAGCTCCATTGTTTACAGAAAGGTACAGCCCGTAAGCGATTCAGAAAAGATATTCTCGAGGCGTGGGGACATCGATGCGCCTATTGCCATCGAGAGCGGGCTACTACATTAGATCATGTAGTCCCTAAGTCCCGCGGAGGTCCGACAACTAAAGCTAATCTTGTTGCTTGTTGCGGTGATTGCAACATCAGCAAAAACCATGAAAATGTTCTCGCTTGGTGGAGAGCCCAGACGTTTTGGACGTTAGAGCGAGAGCGCGGGTTGTTTCTTTGGTTATCTAAATACCATCCTGCGACTGTCAGCAGAGCCCAGGAGTTAAACAAATTAATGAGTTATAAGGGTCTGCCCCCAGCCGCAGCTTGAGGACAGACCCCATCCAGGAATCACTTCTTGGCAAGTTTGCTTACGATGCCAGCCAGGATTTCAATAATTCGGTAGTACTTAGCGAGGGCTGCATCATCTTTTGGCGTCGGGGTCATGTTTACGATCAACAAAGCCACCGCGTGGATGGCGATGAGGATCTCGATGATGTTTTTGGCGTTGTCCAAAAGGTTGTCCATGGTTCGATTAACTCTATCTCTAGTTTACCTATTTTGTTTCGAAGTTACCGCGGATGCGCATTTCGCCTCCTAATAAGTCTTGAGCTTTGGATCCGTCGGGCGGCAGTTCTGAATATATAGTTTTAGGCTTTTCTTGTTTGTCCCACTCTTTGGTTATTCTCTCAACGTCTTTATCGACGGAGATAAGGGTGGATTCGATTTTCCACAGAACCCAATCGTGTTTACAGTAATGTAAAATTAATTTTACTATTTTGTATTTTCTTATACTTTTGTAGTTTTCTGCTATAGCTTTAACTACTTCGTAAAGCAGAGCTAACCATATGTTGTATTTATTGTTTTTCATCTGCTCTGCTCATAATTAGACGATCTAGTTTATCGTTTATACTTCGTAACCAAATTCGAATGTCTCCTAATTCTGTATTAAGATCTGATTTTAAGACGTACTTTATCGGTAATTCTTCAATCTTATCTTCCACAATTTCTACTCTCTTTTTTATAGATTCAAAACGGGAGTTTATTACAGACTGCCGCTGTTGGTGCGACCAGGTGAACAGCCCTAGCACCGTGGCTAAACCAGCAATTAGAGCTTCCAAACCCACGACCAACTTTTTACCTAGTTAAATTTTACTGTTTCTCGCGCTGTTAAAGGATAAATTTATCGTTTAAACTAAAGCTACTTGGACCGCTAGCTGTGAGCCAATTCACCAAAAATTTAGAGTTAAACAACATTTTGGCTAGTGGAGTTTCTACCACTAATCAGCGCTCCACGTCGACTCATTTTGATCAGCGTCGTCAGCTGAATGCCAGCGGAGTAGTGGTTAATACCGCTCAGTCTCGCACTTACGCCGCTGATGGTCTTTACGGCATTGCTGACTATTATCCATTAGCCGTTAATGGTACTGGTATTCTTCAGGTTGATATTCGCGATCACAATAATTGCGGTGATGTAATCATTCTTAACGCCTCTGGAGTTGAGGTCATGACTGCATCGCCTTCTAAATTAAGCAGCCGTAAGACCACCATTACGCAACAGCGCATCTCCGCCAGCGGCACGCACTATGCGTACATCCAGGTTAAAGGTCGTTCCGGTTGCGAGTATCGTGTGGGCATCGATTTGCAAGTTCGGTGAAACTTTCGGAAAACGGTCTCAACCTTCTTAAACGGTTTGAAGGCTGTCGGTTACGCGCGTATCGAGATATTGCAAATGTTCTTACGATCGGATACGGGCACACTGGTCCTGATGTAGTCGAGAACCTTTTAATTACATCCGAGGAGGCTGAGAATCTCCTTCGCTCGGATGTTCAGAGATTTGAGTTTGGTGTAAGTAATTCTTTAAAAGTTAAAGTAAATCAAAACGAGTTTGATGCTTTAGTTAGCTTTTCGTTCAATATTGGATTAGGGGCTTTCAGTTCGTCCACTCTTTTGAAGCTTCTTAACGACAACACAGATCGAACCATCGTCGCATCTGAATTCTTAAAGTGGTGTAAAGCAGATGGTGTTGTTGTAGAAGGTTTAAAAAGACGCCGGGAAGCCGAGAAAGGGTTATTCTTAGCCAAAGTCTTACACCCTCTCTTGACGACCTCCATTCTGGCTAAGAAGGACACGTGGCTGAAGCGAGAGCCCAAGCAATCGTCAGAGCTACCTGCTGAGCGGAAACTGTTTGTTCCTAAGGGGTCTGCCCATGAGTGGGCTGAGATCACCATGCTTTCTGGGGAGCCCCATTATCGGGTAACTCTGAAAGCTCAACCCTCACAGCCTTGGTGGATTTGGCCCGCCGATTTCAAAATAATTAACGATATAGAATCCACTGAGTCTCCCGCTGTTCCTCGTGTTTTAAACGTTCCTTATTATTCTCAGCGGGATAACTATGTGAACGCGCTGTCTACTTGCTACAGCAGTGCCAATGCGATGTTAGTTAAATATTTAAAACCCGATGCCATAGCGTCTGACGACCAGTATTTAAGAACTGTTTATAAATACGGAGAATCTGAGGAAGCTTCCGCCCAGCTGAGCGCCCTTCGAGAATACGGAATCCCTGCCACGTTCCAACAAAATGGCTCGTGGAGCTCCTTAGATGCGCAACTTGCTGCTGGTATCCCTGTTCCTATCGGTATTCTCCACAAAGGTCCTGTGTCGTCTCCTACTGGAAACGGGCATTGGATCGTTGTGATTGGTAAGTCGCAAGACGGTAAAGGATATGTAGTGAATGATCCCTTCGGTGATCTAGACCTAGTCTCCGGCACTTACATTAGTACAAACGGCAAAGGGCTTACCTACTCCAAAAAGAACCTAGGACCTCGCTGGCTGGTTGAAGGCCCCAACAGCGGCTGGTACATAAAGGCATCTAAATGAAGAACACTTCCATCAACCTGCCCCCTGCAGCGTGGCTCAATATTGCGCGTTGCGCTGACGAAAGAGCCAATTCGAAAACCTTTAATTGGGATGAAGATGACAGTCCTCTCGGAGATTTGATAACCCGAGAAATGGCTCGCATGTTAGCCTACCGCTGCGCTTTGATTCAAAATCTCTTACAAGATGTCCGCTGTGAAAAGTGTCAAGGATTTCAGTGAAGCTGAGCTTCAAGCAGTCCTTCTTAATTGGGACGTCAAAGCTGAACAGGACAAGGCAGATTTTATAGAGGCTCTTTATCAGTTTTATTTGCCTTCTAACCACTCATATACTGGGCTGTATCAGCAGTTTGCTCAAGATCTCTTATTATCTTTTAAGTCTATGATTTTGTCTGGTGAATTTAAACTAAAACCCGCGTCAGCAGAAGATGATTCCACCAAGATCGATAACTCTAATGCTCCTTTATGCGACATCTAGATCTTTTCTTTTATCTTTTCTAGACTGGGATAAGTTCTTAATTCGTCATGTCTCGAGATTACGACAGAGAATATAAGACGTACCACGGTAAACCAGAACAGATAAAAAGGCGTGCTGCTCGTAACAAAGCGCGCGCTTATATGGTCAAAAACGGTAAAACTCATAAGGGAGATCCGCGCGAAGTGGATCACAAAAACAAGAATCCCTTAGATAATTCACCGGATAATATTAGAATGAGGGACAAGAGTGCAAACAGGCGGGATCAGTAGTGGCCGTTATTCCAGGCGCAGCCAGCCCCAACAACCCTGATGCTGCCGGGCAGCCCCGGTTTATGCCGGGTTTTATGGGTTACAACCGTGAGCCCGAGCTGTCTCTCCGGCGAACGTTCACTCTCGATGGATCCAACCGGATTGCTTCGCAACTCGAACACAACCGTGGGACTTACTCCCGCCCTCCGGTTCAGCCCGTCGAGTACGCTCCCGGGAACATCAAAACCAGTCATTATGTGACTGGTGCTGTCGGCTATAACCAGCGGTCTATTGCCGCTCCTGACAGCGCTGACGACATGAGTCAGGCCCAATACATGATGTCGTTAGCTCAGGATAAACCTGAACAGCGCCTTCGAATGCAGGAAGAACTGCTGCTCAACGCTAAGCAGAATTTCTTGAATACTCGCGTAATCCCTACGGATTATGCAGCCATGACGCACAACACCGTCAACAACCTTATGTCCTTAGCTAAAGCTAAGAAGGAGGCCAAATGATGCGCGATTCGGATTTCCCCATCCGCATGGCGGGCGCTCGTCTTAATTTCGATTCCACCCGGTTAGCTGGCATTACACCTTCAGAGGTGACTCGGCGTTTACGTTATCAGGCGGCAAATCCTGCCACTTGAAGTAATATCAAGGGCAATTGAACTGCCCCCGTGGCTGAGTACACCCTTCCCGAAGTTCAGCTTGATTGGATTACTCCGTCGGCTGAGCAGGTTATGGCCCGTCATGCTCGTGTGTCTACGAGTAATCCGGATCGAGATGACTTCGAGAAGTTGCTGGCGTATTGCATAAAGCACTCACACTGGAGTGTTTTTGAGCAAGCTTGTGCTTCTTTTGAGATCACGACGACCCGAGCTATCTCGCAGCAAATAATTCGCCATAAATCATTTAATTTTCAAGAACTTAGTCAGCGTTATTCGGATCCTACGGACGTTTTAAAACAACACACGGAGTTCGCAGCTAACTTTGAACTACGAGCTCAAGATCATAAGAACCGTCAGAACAGCATCGAATACGCCAACTCCGACATTGAAGAACGGTTTCGGCCTCGTATTAACCAACTGTTTTCGGATATTCAAGAGCTATACGCTGACATGCTCTCAGCCTCCGTGGCTAAGGAGTGCGCTCGCAATATTCTCCCTGTCGCAATGCCCACGCGGCTTCATATGACCGGCAGTATCCGCAGTTGGGTGTTTTACGTTGGGCTGCGTTCTGCTCCTGGAACTCAGAAAGAGCACAAACTTGTATCAGATTCTATCGGGAGATCTCTAGTCGAGCTGCTCCCTGTAACTATTTCTGCGGTGTTATCGCAAGCCAAATCAGGTTCTAACCAAGGGTTGACTGGTTGGAATTTCATCCAATAAAAAAGGGGCCTCAGGCCCCTCTTCTTTCAGCGAATAAGGTTTTGCCAAGGGTCTTCGTTGGACCCACCTGCGGGCGCCGCCATTGCCGGAGTTGGTGTAGCAGCTTTGACAGCCGCCGATTGAATCATTAACAGTTGTTGCTTTAAAGCACTATTTTCTTTGATGATTGGTTCGACCCGGCTGTCAGCCCAAGCAGCGGCGTTTGCCGTTAAGCGATCGAGAATGTGATCTGTGTGGGGGAAGCGGAAGAACACGCCTTCTTGGAGCTCAATCCGTTGACCGTTTTGATTTGCTGCCAAAGCTTCTAAGAACATCAGACCCTTAGAGAGATCTATGTTGCTTCGCACGCACAGCTGCTCCGGATTTATTACGCCTTTATATTGTTCGTAAAGCTCAGAAAAAACGGCGGATACCCGTGCGGCCTCGGCTACTTCTTGCTCCTTCTTAGAAGATGCTTCCTTCGCAATAGATGCACCGGCCAGAAGGGATCCAGCGCCAGCGAGCGCCACAGGAAGAGTACTAGGGTTCGCGACCGCAGAAGAAATGACGACAAGAGCACTGACTCCAGTAAGGGAACTAATTAGATGGTGTTTCAGCAGGTTTGTCATGAGTGTCGAAAGCTGTTTTCCAAACAAGAGGGTCTGGGTTGGATGCCCACTCCACAGGAGAAGGCAGTCTGGTATCCCCGTGGGAGGCTCGATCCGTAGTCGGATCATAAGGCTTCAAGCGTAGACCAGTGAACACGGATTTGCCTTGAACAAATTTGGGTCCCACACCTTCGATTTTCAATACGTTGCGGGTTGTTTCCCTGAGTCGATCGACGAATCGAGGTTTGGCTGAGTGCTTGTACCCGTTCGATTTGCAGAAGTTTACATAGCTCGCATAGAGCTCGCTGTGTGCGTTTTTGACGAACAACCCGCGCTCGCTCTCATCTGTGTTGGGCCTGAAAGCGCCCCCACCGATAATGTTGTAGCTGTTTGGAGCATACAGAGTGCACTCAGCCAGCCAAGCGACGTATGGGTTGTTGAAGATGAGAGCTTCGAGGTTCGTTGCGTTGAGCGTGGGAACATGCTTAACCGGGTTCGCCAGCACGTCACGCATTTCCTCAAAAGGCATATCGAGAGCCCAGGTGACCACTCCGCTGAGTTCCGGGACAAGCTCCCCTTCGACTCGATCTTGGTAGATGTTTAGGAGATCGCGGCGCTGAGATGGAGGCACAACGCGGTCCATGATGATTGTTAGGCGGCGGCGCTCAAGACCGCTGCTGATGTCTGAGCTTGTGATGTGCTCGTTCGACGCAATACAAACCAGAACCTCAGGCTTAAAGCTGATGACCTCTTTTCCGTACTTTCGCTCAGCCCGCAGTGTGTCTGAGGCTGATGTGATTTTCTTTAGAACGTCGAGTCGCTTATTGAAGTTTGCTTCGTCTGTCAGCAACAGAAGTCGCTTACCGATGAGGTTATGGCACTCGAACTTATTTGTCTCGATGATTTCAAGGTTGCTAGTGTGCGTCGCGGCGAATCCAGCCAAGGCGATCAGCAGTTGCTGCAGCGTGGATTTGCCGGTACCTCCCGGTCCTACCAAATGCAAGAAGCGCTCCCCGGTTGTGTATCCCGTGAGCAATGCCCGGCAGAATGCTCGAATGATGATGACTCGCTCTGTGCCTACACAAGAGTCAATCCACTGCAGAAACTTCGGACACTTCGCCGTTTTGTCGTAGGGATACGCGAGGCGGCTACGCAGATACAGTTCTTTTTGATTGGCTTCGTCAAACTCGAAAGTCTCTGCGTCCAGCACCCCGTTGGTGAAAGCGATTTTCCCTCGGTTCTTACTCCAGATCGACGTGCGTCCGCCGTCGATGGATTTAAGCAGCTTCGCTTTCAGGATGTGGTAGACCGAGCTCACCGTGGATGAGTTGTACCTCGGCAGCACGCCTGCTGTTACAAACGTATCTAGTGTTTTTACAATCCTACGCTTGATGTGTTGTTCGTCTTGCAGATACCATATTTTCTTATCGGAGTCGTATGTAAAGAACTCATCTAGAGACGAATCGAATAAAAATTCTCCTCCGTAGTTATTTACGATAATGTCTGCTACATCGTTCTCTGAGAACTGTCTGTTGTTTTGCTGGATTTGAACTAGCTGAGCCGGTGTGTTCGGCACTTCTTTTTCCTCGGTTGCTGTTGTTGATGTTGGTGTTGATGTTGTGTTGCCCGAGTTTGAGATATCAAACTCTGAAAGCTCTTCGAAAGACAAAACCGAATTAGTCGGTTTGGGCTTCGTGGTCTTGATCTGATCCTTGATTTCCTCAGAGCACAAAGCGTCGAAAGCACGACGGTTCGTTTTTTTGATTCGTTTCCAACCGGCCAGGTCGCCGTCTTCCGAGGCGATGGCGATGGCTGGCTTTAATTGGCTTGGATCAGTGATGCTGTT